CCAGATTGGAATGTGTCAAAGCCAGTATTCAGCAACGCCGCCGCTTTGGTCTGCTTGGTATATGCCATAGCGCGAGCCAATGCTTTGGTGTAGCGTGCAGACAAGCTGTCATACAGATTGTCCTCTACCGCCTCTTCCGTGATTGAAAAGCCCATTGCCACGGTTTCGTGGTTATAACGGGCGGTGAACGACTCCTGCGCTGAATCGAATGAAATCGAAGAACCTTCAGGCTTTACCGGAGCGGCTCCAAACCCAGAGAGTTTGACTTCTTCTTCAAAGCTACGCTCTGATGATTCTGTCTCATAAATCTCTGCGTGTTCGTTTTCATACTTTTCATACTCAAGCCCGAACAGAGCATTGAGTCCCGGCAGAAGTTCTTTAAGTAACTGTGGTCTTGCAATAGCCATAACTTAATCTCCCTATGCCGAGCCAGTAGTTGAACTATGCTGATGGTAGTTGAACTTGCAAACAAGAACGGGGAAAGATGTCCCTTTCTCGTCGCCCTCATGTCCACCCAAGTAATCAATTACACGGATGGGGTTTTGGGCGTCTGTGCTGAGTTCACTAATGTCCAAGGCAACCCGTGATACTTTCAAAGAAGTGTCGGGGGCTGTCTGAACCAACAGCGTGTTTTTACCATAAATGTCATTCACATTTGTTGGCGCACCGTCTGCCTGAATAGTGAACAGAACATTCGGGTCGTCAACAACATACGCCATAATATCTGAAGCTGTTGTGCTTGCAGGATACAATGTGCTGAATGTTTTTTGGTTTGTATTTGGGTCTGTATAAGACACACCCATAAAAATACCAACGATGTCGATTTCTGTCGAATCATCGCCAGTGCCAGACTGTTTCTCAATCGTTGTAGCCGTACCACCGTCTACGAGGTGAACAATGTCACCCGCCGCGATAGCAGTGCCGTAGCCGGAAGCGATTGGATACTGACGCATAACCTCAAGCGAACCTGAGTCTAGTCGTCCGATTGGACGCAGTCCAGAAGGTGAAGCAGTTGCGCTCATCTTTTTTCTCCTAATCCAAAATTAAACAATGGCTCCCTCAAACCAAACTAACTAGTAGTGCGCGTTGTTTTTTCTGGGCGAAGCACAGGCATACGCGGGTCTGACTCTCTCAGGAAATTATTATCAACGGCCTCCATTGCCCTCGCATTTTGGTCGTTCATATAATCTCTGCGTGCTTCGACATTTTCAGTTGCTGTTTTGCAAAGTAACAATCCACCAACCTCTACATTTCCTTCAAACTTGCTATCCACATCGGGCATAACATGCATTTCAGGATGCTCAGATGCAAGAACAGGCTCCCATCCTTCACGAAAACGAGAAGAGACATTTTTGTTGTCTGATGCGCCAAGCGTACTTGTTCGCACCCAACGATACTCTACACCAGCCTGTGGGTCTGGGTCGGGTAGTGCGGAAGGTCTTTTCCAAGATGTTTTCCGCTCTGTCTTTTCTCTTGTTTTATTTGTGCGTGATTCTCTGTCAGCCATTTCATTGCTCCAATTTCAAAAGTTGCGCCGCATATTGTTCGGGAGTTATCCCTATTCGCTTGGCGAGAGCGACTTGTGTAGAGGTTAGTTGCACCTTGCGTGATTTATTTGCACTCCGCTGTGCGGGGGCTACCACGTTGCCAGCTTGGGTGCGGGGTGCTTCCTCTGTACTACCGCCACCAAACTTGTCTGGAAACCTTTTCAGCAACTCAGCATCTAACTGCTGATAATACCTTTCAGGTGTCTCCAATGGATTCGTGCCAGATTTAACAAGGTCTTCATGCACTCCTAGTGCAAAACCCGTCATAACACTGTCACGGTTAAACCAAGGGTTCTTCTCTGCCCATTCTATATCCAAACTAGTCGGTTTGTTAACAGGGGGCTGAACTTTTTTCTGAGGCACTTGCGGCGCAGGAATGTTTTGATACACAGGCTCATATTGATTAGCCTGTATCTGCGCGGCTTGTGCATTGGTCAAATTTATTTGAGCTTCGGTTATCGCGTCTGGGTCGCCGCTTTCAAAGGCATCCTTGTATTCCTTTTTGGCTCTTGCAACGTCAGCCTCTGCGCGACCTTTGGTTTGCTCTAAGAGAACACCCTCGCCTTGCGCCAAAGTGTTTCTAAGATTTTGATTCTCCTGAAAAACTCTTTGTGCAAAGCCTACGGCCTCTTCTCGCTCACGGTCCGCCGACTCTTTGGCACGACGCTCTTCGTGATAATCGTATTTTAATTTCTTAATACGCTTTTGTACACGCTCAGAATAATCAGCCGCCTCATCATCTGTTTCGTCATCGCTGGGGGCAGGCTCTGCTTCAGCGCGGGGCGGCACACGGTCTTCTATGGGGCGGTCATCTACAACCTCAATCTCCATGTCATCCTCTGACGCGGATACTACCTGTGGCTCTGTGTTGATTTCAACAATATCTTCTTGTGCTGTCTCGCTCATACTCGTTTAACTCCTCTTGGGTCTGCGACAACTGCCTCGACAGTGTCGTCATTGATTAGGCGGAACTCTTGGTTTTCGCTTCCCATCTTGAACCTTGTGCCAGAATAGGAGCGGAATATTACCCAATCACCTTCTTTGCAATACGGGCCGTTTGGAAACTTATCTTGGTCTTGATAAGCCAAGTCACCCATCTGTATTACCCAGCCAACAACAGAGGCTGTGCTTTCAGCTTGCTTTAAATTTTCAGGAATAAAAACGCCGCCCTCAGTTTTTTCTTCTAAGGTCGGCATGGCGATTAACAATTTATACCCTGTCGGGTGCGGAAATGTCTCGGACTTTTTAAGCCGCTCCAAATCCAAATCTTTTATATCAGCAGAATACATCTTCTCACCTTGCAACGGGAAAGGCCCGCAGTCCTTGCGAGGATTGTCCTCGTAAGTGAAAAGTTATATCAAACTTTTTGATTTTGCAACTAGTCGTCTACAAGTTTTTGTGTGAGGTCTAAGATTTCTCTTTCGACAAGAGCCAATGCCTCAACCTTGCCGCATATAAATTTATACTCTTCAAAGTCTTTTGCACCGCCGCCCGCAAGGTGGTCAGCACATTCGTTCATGTACTCACGCACTTTCACCCTAATGAGTTCGAGATATGGGTCAGGACCGCTAGACATTTAAAATTTGCACCAATAACAATGTAATGATTGCCCCTGCCGAGCCGACAAGCACAGTTTCAAGTCTTTTAATACGATTGATTGTCTCAAGCCACCGCTCTTCATAAACCTCTTCAAGAACTGTTACACGCTTGTCCAAGCTATTCACCGTTGGTCGCGTCATCGGCTAGACCCTTTCCAGTTTTTAGCCCTTCTTTCAAAAGGTCTGCTCTAATTTTTTTGGTGGCTGTTTTGTTTTTTTCTTCCTCAGATGTCAGCTTCGCACCAATCTCTGCGCCCTTAACCCTGACCTCTGCGGTTTTAATTCTTTCTTGAGACGCAAGTCTTTCTCTCTCGCGCTCTTCTTCACTATCAAGTCGCTCGCGCTGTACCTCGACATTTGCCATTTTAGAAAGCTTGTCTAGCTCTAGCTTCTCCATGTCCATAGTAATTTTGTGCTGAAGCTCCTCCTGCTTTATCTTGAGTTCAGCCTGCTGAATTTGAGTCAAGGGGTCAGCCTGTTGCGCGGCGGCTTGCTGTTGTTGCACCTCTGCTTGGTTCTTACCTAGCAGTGATTGAGCGGCCTCTTTTGCCACGCGAGACAACTCAAGCTCCACATCTTCTGGAAGCGGTGCATCTTCATCCGGCATAGCCACGCCAAGCTCTTGCTCAATTTTATTACGATACAGCATAGCCACATGCTCAGTGATGTGTGCCGTGATGGAGTTCTGTATTGCCTGTGCAAACGGAGACTGCCCGACAAGCTGTTGTATCTTGGGGTCTTGCATAAAGGACATATGCACTTGGATGTGCGCTTCGTGGTCTTGATACTTGAAAACCTTAACTGGCTCTTGTTGCAAGATACGCATGTTTTCAGTAACAGGGTCAGCGGGTGACACCTCATCAGGAAGCTTGATGATTTCCTTGGCATCTGAAATACCAAGAACCTCAAGCATCTGTCTGTGCAGTTTGCCCATGTCATACAACTGTGGCGACTGTTGGGCTAACTGTAGAGCGGCCTGATACTGCATCACCCTTTGAGACATCGTGGATGCATTAGGGTCTGAAACGGGAATAACATCAACTCTGCCATCAAAATCTTCTGTCCGGTTTGCCTCTTCCTCTGTTTCGTAGGAATACTTCGGACCCATAAAATCAAAGACAATTTTCGCAATAAGTCTAAGCTCTGCTTTGAGAGAAGCGTGAAGTCTTGCCTGCACACCAGACATAACTTTCATAGAGCGTTCCATCAGCGCCAAGGTCGTGCCGACAGGGGCTTGATTGTTTAAATCGCCAACCTGTACATCGGCAACAGACCCTATGCGCCTACCCTCTTCAACAATATTACCAAGCAGTTGGTACAAAACACTTGAGGGTTCTTTGTATGGAATGAAAGTAATTGAATCTCTTATAGCTCCGCCCGGAACATCTACATCGCGGAACTCCCCCGGCATCAGCGGCGAGTCGTCACCCTTGATGCGAAGTCCGCGAGCTTTGAGGCCAGCCGGAAGATTCGAGAGCGTTCCCGCGTCGATAAGCTGGCGGAGTATACTAGTGGCGCTTTTCGCGAGGCCACCGATGAGATGTATGAGTCCGGTTCCATAAAATCCGAGTCCGGGTAGGTATCTGTAGTGGGTGAAGTGTAATCGCTTGGTTTTTTCGGAGTCATTTTCATACCAGTTCTTTCTGATAGACAGGATAGTTCTGGAAGACTTGTCTATCGTTATGACATACGGACAGGCCAAACCATTCGGCTCATTGAACGGGGGTGGCATCAGCATGTCTGTGTGAATCTCCAACAGGGTATGTCTGTCGTCGTCTTCGATAACTGCCGCCTCTCCATCAAGCTCATCGTACTTTTCTTGAATGTCTGAATAGTCTGGCTCTGGGTCTGGTAGCTCGACCTCCCTGTAAAATCCATTGTAAATAAGTTCAGCAACCTCGTTGGAGGTTTTCTTCATAACGTGTGTGTATCGTGGGCATGTAGCCAAATCCGAAGCGCCGTAGGAGACAACAAAGTCTTCTGCCGGAACAAACATTGACGCTGGTCGTTTTCTGATTGGGTCATAGTAAGATTTCTTAAATGCCGAACCCGCAAGCGGTAGCCTGAACAGCATCTGCTCTAGCTCGTCGCGATATTCCGTCATCTCTTCTGTCAGGAGATAATTCATTTCGTTTTCGACACGCTTGGCTTGCTGTAGCTTTTCTATTGTTTGTTTGCCAACAACCTTTGAGCGAACTGGTCCAGACGCAGGAAATAACTCGCCCATAGCCTGCGCCTGAAATCTTACAACTGACTCTGTCAGCACGGGGTGAAAGACACCGGAAGCCCCAGCCCAAGGCTGGCTTCTTTCTTCAATCTTCATCCCAAGAAGGTCAAGACCCTTGACGTAACTTCTAGCCCATTCTTTTCTGGACATCCTGTCGCCGTCAAAATCACCAATGAGTTCAGCCGCCATGGACTGAAGGTCTGCCTCATCTAAAAACTCTGCTAGATTTGCGTCGTGACTTGGCCCGATTAGCTCTTCCGTAATCTCACCTGAAAAGTCAATGAGAAGGCCACCGTCGTCAGTCTCAACAGAAACTGCATCAGGATTGATAACTTCTATCTCAACATCCTGACCATTCATAACCTCTACATCAGAGGGTTCCATTTTCTTTTCTACAGCCACATCAATTTCCTATCTGGAAAACGGGTTTATGCCGCCCATGCCCAAACCAAAAAGCTGACCAAGTCTATTTGATGCTGTTGTGCCTCTTTGCATGTCTGTTCCTGTACCGCCCTGTAGTCGAGCGCCTTCAAATCCACCCATGCTGGGGCCGAAACGACCAAACAGAGGTCTGCGTGCGCCTTTACCGCCCATGCCCGGAAAGCGACCAAACGGTCCAAAACGACCCATGGGTCTACCGAAAGGCGATTGATTAAGCCTATTCATGTACTGCTGATTCAGCATGTCCATCTGGTTCATCATGCCTTCATCAAAGGCGGGCGGCTGTGGCTGTGCCATGGCTGGGTCTGCCGTGGCTGGGTCTGCGCCCTCGGCAGGCATGTCTGTAGGAGCGGCTGGCTGTTGAGCGGCCTGCTGTCTACGCATCTTATCTTCAAGAACCATCTGTTGGTATCTGATTGTATTCAGGTCATTGTCTGAATTTATGAAATCATTACGCCGTTGCATAAAGTTTTGAAACGGGTCTGGTCGCCGCGTTGGTTGCATGAACCCACCGGGGCTAGGTCTTGGCATCCTGTCGGCCACTTTATTAACATACGGCCTTAAAAAATCAGGGATTGCTGGTTGTGGATTTACACGGGTGGGTGGGTTGAAGGAGCCATCGGGGGCTGTCCCAGCAAATTGTCCCGTGTTGTCTATGGTTGGTCTATAGCCGGGGCTACCGGGCTGATAGCCGGGGCCACCGGGCTGTGCAACGGTAAGGGGTTGCGGTGAGGTTACGGGTTGCTGTGTCGGCTGTTGCGCTGGTATGGCTTGAAGCAAACCTGTAAGAGCGCTGAAGTCCGGTTGCTGAAAGTTCGACATGTTCGGCGGTTGCTGTTGCATACCACCTTTGCCACCCATTGATGGGGGCTGATAGGGCGGCACTAAATTCATTTGCGCCTGTTGCACCCCTCCTGCACCCATGTTTTGATTCGCACCTTTACCCATCACTGCACCTCAATAATAATTTACTGGTCTACGATACACTGGTTCCTCGTCCCATTCATCCATCGTTGACCTAATCCATCCGCCCTGCCGAAACCTCAATAGTGCCTGTGTGGTCGAGTCAACTAAATCGTCATGGTCACCTGACGGGAAGGAAGCACATTCTTCAACAACCTCTTCCGCCCATCTTGTCGGTGGACACCAGACCACACCACTTGCAAACAAATCGGTAACGGCGTTTACTCTTGCTATCTTATCCTGTCCTCGCGACGGTGTAAACTCCGTGACAGGTATTCCCATAGCTCTTAATTCAAATATCAAAGGCGAGCCTGCGGCTTTCGCTTCGATAATCATCTGGTCTGGCTCCCATTCCCAGTATTTATCATAGGCCGCTCGCTTCAAATCTGGGAACTCAAGTTTCTCTTTGAAGGCATCCAGCAGGATAAGGTTCGGGATTGTCTGCCCATCTTCGTCAGGCCAGTTGAATATCCCCCATGTTGTACACGCAGAATAGTCAGCACGTTGTGTTTTCAGGAAAGCTGTATCCCATGATTGGATAATTGCTTCGCACTCTGGCATTTGTGATTGGTCCCATTCCTGCCACCATTCGCGTTTGATGAGAGCGCCCTCTTCGGATGTCGGGTTTTGCTGATACTGTGCGTTCCATTTAGATACTGGTAGTTCAGCTTTTAATGATTCTAATTCTTCCTGCTTCCAAAATCCGGGCCACAATGCTTTGCCTGACGGAAGGATAGCTGGAAGCTCTATCACTTCCCATTCGCCTGCGCCTTCTTTCTGGATTGAGTTTTTGATTATCTGTCCTGTGAGGTCGCGCTTTGACCAGCGTGTCATCACTATGATGATAGCGCCGCCGGGTTGTAGGCGTTGTCGTGGACCAGAGGTGTACCACTCGTAAACTTTGTCATAGACATCCGTGTTGTACTGACCAACTGCCGCCTCTTGTTCGGAGTGGGGGTCGTCAATAACGAGAACGTCAGCACCCTTACCAGTGACTGCACCGCCGACACCGATAGCAAAGTAGTCACCGCCCTTGTTTGTGTTCCAACGTCCAGCCGCTTTACTGTCGGATGAAAGCTCAACACCTTTGAAAACTTTTTGATAGTCGTCATTGCTAATCAGGTTCCTGACCTTACGACCAAAGCCGACAGCAAGTTCTGCCGTGTGTGCTGTTTGGATGATTTTCTTTTCAGGATACTTGCCGAGAAACCATGCAGGGAAAAGATAGGATGCAAATTCTGACTTGGTGTGTCGGGGTGGCATGTTGATGATGAGCCGTTTGAGTTCGCCGTTGGCGACACGCTCAAATGCGTTAGCCATAATCTTGTGATGTTCGCCCTCAATGAAAGCAGGCCACATTGATTGGACAAAATCCAAAAAACTTTGCTCTGCTTTTTCTTGTGTTTTCTTTTCGTTGAGAAGCTCAAGCTTTTTCAACAGGTCTTTCTTTTCCTCTGGGGGAAGCCTGTTTATAAGATTTTTAATTTTTTGTGGTTGCATCGTCTTCTGACACTATCGGCATACAGGCAGATACAAGATTGCCATATGGTTTCTTGTTGTACGCGACACTCTCGCGAGCGCACTCCAAAACATTATCATAGAACCCAGCGGTCTGCACGCTTATGTTCTGAGGTGGCACAGTGCCTGAAATCGCATAAACAACAAAAACCCAAGTAACCTTCATTGCGTTAGAATGTCCTCGTCCAGAAAAACTTGAGCCACATCTAGGAGCCAACGCATACTTGGCCCCTCAGTCATGTTGCTCGCAACAAATAACTGACCGTCTTTCGTCCAACCTAGAACAACTGCTTGTGAAAGATTGTCTGTTTGCGCGATGTCCTCAAACATTTCAGAGGCATCGCTAGTGACATCCATCGTGGGTCGTTCAGGAAACTTAATCACGTTTGTCATGTCTACTCCTTTCCCGTGTAGGGCGAGCATGGGAGGGAACACACACTCGCCCGTGACGCATGGGAGGGCCGTCACGCCTAAACCTTATAATTACTATTTCTAATAATTAGACTTAGACTAATAATTATATTATACTAATAAATATATATAAGCTAGATATAGATAATACTGGTTCAGGCAGTACCATATCTAGAAATTAAGCGCCGGAACCGTCATTATGCCCAACATTCTCGTCACAGTGTGGATGACTTGTAACCTTGCAATGCAGGGCATAGTCAATGCTGGGACGCCAACCAATAAACATATGGTGAAGCAGTGTAAATACATCTGCCAAGACAAATCTATCATAGTCCAGAACACCAATAGGTACGAACAATGCCCCCGAACTCTCCAAGAAGAGACACCACGGTACAGAAAAGGCAAATTCGCACCCACAGAGCAGTCTAAATAAAAATACTATAGGGGGTGCTGGGACTCCTAGACGCTTCTCAGCGGCTTTCTATGTCCGTTTGAGGGCTATCCTAGCTGTCAAATAACAAAAGGGGTGGGGGGTCTATTCAAAACTGTTGGAATTGAGTGAGTAAATCTTTGTACGACAGCCGACTATTGACTCGCGACAGTCATGCGGGTGGGGTGTGGGTGGGGTCAATAAGTTGCCTATAACTTTTAGTCCCTGCCCAGCAAGGCTGATAATCTGCGCTCTAGGTCTGCCTCTAATTCTTCCGCTGTCTTGTCTGTGTCCTGCTCGACCTCGACCCTGTCGGTAAATATGCCGACCGTCTTGCCCAGTAATTCCAGTGCGCGAACTCTTGCCCCGTCTGTCTCAGCCCCTTCAGCCTCTTCCTGAAGCCGTTTCAAAACGTATTCTTCCCGTCTAGCCGTTCTAGTGCGATGGTCGGCTTCCATATCGGCCTGAATAGCTTTAATCCTTGTGGCGACCTTGGGGTTCTGAGCAAGCCTGCACGCCTCAGACCAAACCGTCTTGTCTGCCATGTTTTCTGCCGCATAGCTTTCCCTGTATGCATCCGACAGAATGGAGCCTGCCGCTACCTTCTGGGCAAAGCTTTCCTGTTTGGCTGTGAGCCTGTCTGTATCCCTTACCACCTTCAGGTAGGGCTTACCCTTACCCTTGTCCTTATCTGTCATAATAACCCCGCTTGTTTGCGCTACCGCTTGGATTTTCGGCGGCGACCTACAAAAAAAATACACCCATAACTTATTGAAAGCAAACGTCAAATAAAGTTACATGCAACAAAATCATAATAAATGGGAAATAATGGGTTGACATGTGTAGCGATTGCCCCCATATTCACCTTAACAACAGGGACACACCTTGTTGCCCCGCCACGCTAGCGGCAAACAAAGCGACCATAACAAGGGTAACCTAGGACGCTGACAAACAGCCAACCACCCAACCGCTAAGAACCCACGGGACTAAGGAACCCCGTTGAAACCATGAGAGGGTCACTCGCGGCACACCACATAAATTCTCTGTTTTGAAACGTGGGGCTTGTCCCCACCTTTTTATTTTCAGGAGACTACACTATGAGAAAAATTACACAGAAAATCGCAAACGCTTTCGCCAATGGTGAGAGCTTGAAAATCAAAAACACTGAAACTGATGGACGCTCTGTCTGGTTGCACGGCAACGAGATTGCTCGCAAGACTGACAACGGCCTAGAGGTTTCACTGGCTGGCTGGCCTACCGTAACAACCCGCGAGCGGGTCAACGGTATCTGCCAAGCACTGGGCAAAAACTTGCGTATTGTCCAGCGTGACCATGTGCAATATGCGGTCAGCCTAACATCTGGCTGTGACCAAGGCGTCTGGATAGATGCTCGCGATTGGTACTCAGCAGAAGGCGAGTAATTTTGCGGGTTCGCCACCCGCCTTTTCTATTCAAATCAGGAGATATATTATGGAAAAAGTAAATTTGAACCAAGATGTCGTTAAGTCTGTTGTCACTAGCGAGAAAGCGATTGCTCGCCGCAAAGCTAAAAACGCAGACAACACGGCGCAAAACAACACGGCTCGCCTAGAAAGCTATGCGGCCATTGCTGTTGAAATTGCAAACCCGAAAAGCTTTCCACGCAACAAGAAAGCTGGCGCGAAAAACCTTTTCGATACCACGGTATCGGGTGAGATAAAGCGTCAGTTGGAAAATGCTGGGGTGAGTGCTTCACAGGCCAAATACTTCTACCGCCACAGCGTTGACCTTATCCGCGAATTGTCGCTGAACAGCAACGCAACGGTGACCCAAGTTGCTGAGTTTTTCGAGGCCAATGAGGTCACCAGTGAAGCCAAGCTTAAAGCTTTCTTTTCGGGTGACGGTGCAAAGTCAGCCTATGACAAGCTTCTCGACAAGGCTGTCGGGCGGCTCACTAAGACTGGCAAGGTATCCACCGAAGCCGCTGTTCTCAAATCAGTCGCTGACATTGAGAAGTTTGCCGCCGAATGTAAGGCTCGCCTTGCTGACGCGGAGCGCGAAGCCAAGGCCGCTGAGAAGGCCGTGGCTGACAACGCCGAAGTGAACGAAGTGTTCGCCAAGGTTACCGCTTAATCGTGGGGGGTAGCGACCCCACCTTTTATCAATCAGGAGAACTATTATGTTAAAATGGAAAAAACTAGACACAGGCGTTTACACATCTGAGTGCGGCGCTTTTTATGTAGATTCGTGGAAGCAAAATTTTAGCGGCTCAGACACTGTCTGGAATTTATGTTGCATCAAAAGGAACCCGACCGTTGAAAAGCACACAAACGAGTGCGGTGTTCTTGGGACATTCAACACACTAAAAGAAGCAAAGGCTCTTGCTGAATTAGTACGAGAGGAAGTAGCCCTTGCTGAATTGATACAGCAAAAAATAACTCAAGCTGAATTAGCATATCAGGCAGGCTAACTTGTGGGGCGCAAGCCCCACCTTTTCTATCAAATCAGGAGGATGAAAATGTTTGTAAGCATATTTACAACGGCTATGGGCTTGGCTATCAGCCTGCTCACCGTGCTGGTCATTCCACATGGTGACCCAGTTATCAACACAGTCACTGGGTTGATTGGTGTGGCAGGAATACTTGGCGGGTGCGCTGGTATGTATTGGCATGGAAGGAACTAAGAAATGGTAGATTTTACCGTACTTATCTGGGGTTATTTGTTCCCAGTGGTTTTCCTTGGGTATCTCATTATCGGGATTGGTAAAGAGATTATCCAGCAAATCAAAAACAAGTAACGCTTGCGGGGCTTGCCCCGCCTTTTCACATGCAAATTGTTGCATGTAACTTTTTCAATCAGGAGAAAATTATGAGACTATCTACAGCTACCAATATCATCAAAGCTTCATGCCTCGACCAGTGGTCAGCGCACGGCGGTCAGTACGTCACCTGTTACCTCGAAGGTAGCGCAGGCGGCGGCAAGACCAGCGCAGTCCGACAAGTTGCGGACGAATTGGATGCGGTCTTCATTGACCAGCGTCTGACAGACCGTGACTTCACTGAGGTATCGGGCTGGCGTATCCCCAACGCTGACAACAGCGCAATGATACACCTGACACCCGATTGGTTTGACTTTGACCCAGCCAAAAAGTATGTCCTGTTTTTTGACGAACTGCCACAGGCTCCCGTCACGAACCAGAATATCGCCGCCCAGATTATCAATGAGCGGAGCCTTGGCGGTCATGTCTTGCCTGACAATGTCGCAATCGTCTGTGCTGGTAACCCAGCCAAGGACAGGTCTGGCACGAACACCATGCCGACACACCTACGCGACAGACTGACATGGTTGCAAATCGAAAGCGACCTAGAGGATGTCGTCGGGTACTTTGCGGCTAACAATCGTGACCCGCTTGTCATTGGCTACCTACGGGCGCGGCCTGACAATCTGCACAAGTTTGACCGCGATGCGAAGGCTTGCCCCAGCCCCAGAAGTTGGGACAAGGTCAGCACATTGCTAGGCTTTGACTTGTCCGAAGGTGCTTTTCAACATGCGCTTTTTGGCACAGTTGGTGACGGTGTGGGCGCGGACTTCCTAGCCTACAAAAAACTCACCACAAAAGCCCCAGCAATCAAGGATATTATCGCTGACCCTGATGGCACTAGACTGCCTGAAGAAAGTGATGTCCTGTATGCGCTTTGCGCTGGCATATCAGCCAGCCTGAAGCCTGACAATGCTACGCCGCTATGTGCGTACCTTGACAGGATACCGCAAAAAGAAATGGTTGCTTTCGTTATGAGGGATGCGCTCAAGCGTGACCCTGATTTGAAGCAGGCCAATGCGGTTCGTGATTGGGCTTTGAATGGCGGGGTTGACTTGCTCAACTAAAATTGTGGGGGTTCGCCACCCCACCTTTTTGTTTCATGTAACTTTTTCAGGAGAAGATTATGGACACAGAACTCAAAATTGCACGTTCCCGCACACAGGCTCTTATCCGCGCACCTTTCTACGGCGCGGTGTTGATGGGCTTGCCTAGCATGTCATCCACGGGGCAGACCCAGACGATGGCAACCGATGGCAAGTGTGTGTTGTTCGACAGTGTATTCGTTGACGGGCTGACCGAAGATGAATTGCTGTTCGTGAATTGTCACGAAGCTTTGCACGTTGCTTTCTGCCACCACCTACGGCGGGGTGAGCGCGATGCCAAGCTTTGGAATATCGCAACAGACTACGCAATCAATGGCATATTGATTGAGGCTGGTATCGGCACGATGCCCGATGGCGGTCTGCATGACCCGCAATACAACGGCATGAGTGCAGAGCGCATCTATGACTTGCTCAAGCAGGAGCAAGACGATAGCGGCACAGTCAAGAAGCCTTGCCCATGGGGTGAGGTTACTGAGCCTACCAATGACGATGGTTCGCCTTTGTCTGCGGAACAGGTTGACGCGATGGAAGCTGACATTTCTCAGCGCATCATTGCGGCGGCTGACAGGGTACGCGAGGCAGGCGGTGACTTGCCTGATGCACTTGCTGACCACATCAACGAGTTGATGCAACCCAAGGTTGATTGGTGCGATGTACTGCGCCGATTTGCTGGCGGCGAACAGCCCGATGGTGTCACTTACCAGCGGGTCAATCGCAAGCACTTCCACCACGGGCGTATGATTATGCCCAGCATTGACCGTATCGGATGCGGTCATATCGTGGTCGGCATTGACAGCAGTGCGTCACTGAGCCAGAGCGAACTGACACAGTTTGTCAGCGAACTCAATGCGGTGACCGAAGAGTTGTCACCAGAGAGCGTGACCGTGATTGTCTGCGACACACGGGTGCGCGAGGTGCATCACTTTGGTCAGGGCGAGGTCATTGATGCGCTCGACATCAAAGGCAGGGGCGGCACACTGGTCACCCCTGTATTCGACTACATTGATGAACATGGTCTGGATGTTGATAGCTTTATCTACTTCACTGACCTGTACGTCAATGACTTTCCAGCACCGCCTAGCTACCCCACCTTGTGGGTCAGCACAGGCACAGACGAGGCTCCCTTTGGCGAGGTCGTCAAGCTGGACTAACGTGGGGGGCGCAAGCCCCCTACCTTTTCAAATCAAATTAGGAGCAAGATTATGAAAAAGAAAACATACACGGTGCATTTGCAACCAATCAGCGAAACCTTTTACGCCTATGAAGTAGAGGCTAGTGATGAAGACGAGGCCACTGAGGAAGCCTTTGAGTTACTGCGCGATGCAATCGGCTGGGACGCGGCTAAAGATTGGGAGTGCAATTTTATCAAACAGGAATAACACAATTAGTGGGGTACTGCCCCACCTTTTCAGGTGTAACAAAAGTTACATCTAACTTTTCAATCAGGAGAAAACTATGGATACTTATGAAAAGCTTTACAGCACTGAATTGCGTGAGGAAATACAACGCCTACGCAAACGGTACAACATCCCGACCTGTGTAATGCGTGAGTTGGCAAAGCGCGGGATAAGGTCTGCCAGATACAACAGTGATGTGGATGTCTCAGATTATATCGACAATCTTGACGATACCTTTGGCGTCAACACCACAGACGGTATGCTTTCGTACCTCAATAGTCTCATAGAGATTATTACATCTGCCCGTGAGAAAATTCAGGCCGACGAAACTGCTGGTAGGTTTCAGAAGACGCAACGCATGTCCCTCGAAGATTACTTCAAGTCAAATGAGAACGTGTTTAAAAAGGATTTTAACAAAGCCTTCAGCCGCTTCAGGGTTACCACCAGAGAAAGCGAATATATCGGTGAAGGTGTCCTGTTTGCCTTTGGCAAGAAAGATTACAACGCATATCTGGATTGCCATGCGCCAGAGAATGAGACAATCATCACTGGCAAAAGGTGGCACAGCGCTGATGACTACCAAGTTACCGATGTGGTCGAGGGTTATTGCCAGCAAGTTGACCTGACCCGCAAGGACAAGGTTCAAGCCTCTGGCTTTATCGTCAAGGTCGGGTTGGACTATCTTCACAGAAAGCGCAACGACCTACACAATGTGCGGGTTGGTGGCAAGGATTACCTTGTGACCCATGCCAAGAAGGTAGACCATCCGTATGTCGATGAAGCTGACCGCGCTTGCTACAAGGCTCATGTTGTCGGTGTCAGCAAGACCCAGCTTGATTACAAGGTCGGGTATTTGGTTACACACACTGGTCACAGCAAAGTGACCAAGGCTTTCGGTGAGGGTGATACTGGGGCGAAGACTGCCAGCCAGTTGCTTGACCGCAGGCTCAAGAAGTCGGTTGTCGATACGCTGATGGACAGCTTCTAAGTGGGGGCGCAAGCCCCTACCTTTTTGTTACATATAACTTTTTCAGGAGAGAAGTATGACTAGATTAGAGAGAATTGTATTCGGAACAATGTGCCTGTTGCTTGGCTGGATGTTTTCGAGGGCGGCTGTTGACCATTGGATGCCGTATCTCGCGGGCTTGATATTTCTAACGGGCGGGCTGATAATATTGTTTATAGAGTTAGATAGGTGGATGAATGACTGACAGTTTTTTTGAAACAGCTAGGTCTGAATATGTTAGGTTCTGCAATTCGCAGGGCTTATCCGCAAGAAACATAGTTGATTTATCTATCGACGCATCAACCGAAGACATATCCCTTATCAACAAAGACAGAACAGTTGTCGCAAAGTTGAATAAGGACTTCAAAGTAATATCTATTTTTCATGGAGCAAGAACATGATGGCAAATGTCATAAAGAAAAACCGTACCTACAGCATTACCAAGATTGAGGCACGGGAGCGAACACGTTTTTTAATAGAAGCAGAAAGCCCTAGCGGATTATCGGATGCGTGTAATTTTGTATCGCGCAACCACCCGAAGGCGGAACAGGTTTATCAGACTAGTCAATCAGCCGAGTATCGGTTGGATGAATAAGCTGGCGTTCCTGACGGCATATCGGGATGCCGCAAGGTATGTGGTGTGCCAGCGACTTTCATAGTCACCACATATCACCCGAACTAAGCCCCCGCCATTAATTTGGTGGGGGTTTTTTTGTTATATATAACTTTTTAGATTTTCTTTTTTATCCAACGGAACACAGCATAGGCCACAAGAAAAACTACAATCGTGCCTATACCATCCACCCATGAGGTGTTGTTTATCTCTTCAATAAGTTCTGCTGTCACCCAATCCATGCTTACCAGTATTTCCTCCCAGTTTCACCGCCACGGTGCGCCATCAACCCACCCGACAAAAGCATATCGTGTGCCGCCTGTGACTTCTTCAACCTCATGGACGAGTATGGACGGGAAAATAATCATGTCGCCTATATTCATTTCTGCTTTTTTGCCATTGATTGTAAGGTCGCCGCCTTCAAATTCTTCCCGCTTGTTTAGCTGTATCGTAACAGATAGTTTTCGTTCCAAGGCGAGAGTGTTCATAGGAAATGCTTGGTCTACATGAGCCTTAAAATAATTGCCTTTATTGTACTCAATTACTTGTCCATCACTGAAGTGACTGATGTCTAGGTTCCATGCCCGATTAGCTAGTTGCAAATGCTTCCAGATGTGGGCGTACACTGCGTCGTGAACAAACCAATCCATTGGATAGACGATGCACTTCCTGACGCTTTCATCAATAGAGACTGTATCGGTGTTGTCCCCGCAGTCAATCGGCTTGTCTTCTGGTGTGCCGTAAATACCACCCGCAACACCTTCCGCGTGTTGCTTTGCATCATTGATGATTGCTTGACACTGTTCTGGTGTCAAAAACCCCCTGTTCGTCATGTATTCTGGTCTGTTCATAAAAGTTACCTACAACTTTTAAAACGGATAGTTACTGTTGTAACTTCTGTCTTCCGATTGCGACAAGAATTTGTCGTATGTTTTTTCAGAGTAGGTTGACGTAGTCTTATCGTATCGTAAGTCAGTCCGACCCTGCTTCCCCACCCAAGAGAAGCGACACTTCCACACTATCACCTCGGATATATCTGTCTCTGGGTCAGAGCGGTGAACAGTCAGCCCGACATCTGCCTTGGCGTAGAAAGCCGCACTGCCCGATATGTCATGTCCTGTCGGCACGGGTATCGTTCCATCTGCAAGACGTTTCATCTTGGCTGGATGTGCAACAAACCAAATGTGTACGTCATGTGCTTGAGCAAACACCCGTAGCTTTGTCAGCATTTCGCTTACCCAATCTGTCTCTGACATAGACTTGTCACGCTCTATGTAGTTGTACGGGTCAATCACTGCGCCACGAATACCATATCGCAGGACAGCCGCCTTGATGCGCGAGATAATGTGGTCGATTGTGCATAACGAACCGTCCGCTTGATACACAAAACAGAAGTTACTGGAGATAAATTCTTTAGCGTCATTCAATTCGTCGTGCGTCATGCGCGGTGTGTTGCCATCAAAAAATGGCTTGCGGAGATACTTGCTTGCAAGCTTGGATATGTGCAGGCTTGGCTCATTTTCAAACGAGCAGATTGCAAACTTCCAATCCCTGTTCTCAGCTAAGTTAACCATAATCTGGTCGATGAACTCTGACTTGCCCGACGATGGTATGCCAGTGACAACGGACAGTTGCCCCTCTCGAATAGTGTATAATTCGTCTACGTTCTTGTACCCAGTTGTCTCGCCCTGCCCAAGCCCGTGTGCATATATCTCGTCAACGTGCTGGTAAAAGTGGTCGGGGTCATACAAGCCAGATATTGGGAGCGGCTTTGCGCCATCAACCAGCCCGACGACCCCGTCAATCCCGTGTTCACACAGGACATCATTCGCGTCTTTACATCCTTCGGGATAGCTGACGATAAAGACTTTGTCTTTGCCAAGCCGCCTAGATAATTCTTCGGCGGTTGCTTCACCCGCTGGGTCTGCATCACACGCTATGATAATTCGCTCAAGCTCTTCGATGGTTTCTTTGTTGTCCCATAGATACTGAAACTTCTTGTCATCAGTTGGGTCTACCTTGCCATCAACCACCTTGTTGACCGCGCCATTCGGAATTGACACTGCCTGTATCCCTGCTTCAGCAAATGCGAGGCAATCCATTTCGCCCTCGCAAATTACAATGGTGTCGCCCTCGAACTCACGCATACCAAAAAAGTTTTTAGGACTGCCCGAACATGCAAAGTTTTTGCTTTCGATGCTTCTTATCTTGTAGGCAGTTGCAAACTTATCAGAAAAGTTTGGAAAAGCGAGGCAGTCTTGGGTCGCTCCGGCCCCCGGAAGGAAGTGCCGTATAGCCTGAACCCCAAACTTCTCTGCTGTTTCCTTGCTTATCTTGCGAATACCAAGCCATTCAATCGCCGCATCATCAAGAGGCTTCAATAATAACTCAGGTGCTTTGGATTTTGCTGGCTCAAATGGCGCTGGCCTGACACGCTTCTCAACAGTGAAGCCCCCGTCAACGCCGCAGTGCCAACACTTGTACTTGACATCATTGTCCAGTATCTCAACGGACATTGACCTGTCTTTGTTTTTCTTTCTCTGATTACTGCAATGCGGACATACAATTCTGTGTTGTCCAACCCGCAAGCCTCTTACCGCTTGCATGACAGGCTCTTGCTCAGAACCCATTTCAAATTCAATTTCATCCATGTTAAACGCTCCCATGCTCAACATGACCAATGTATTTTGATTTGGAGCGGGGGTCAAAAAAAGAAAAGTTTGAGGTAACTTATTCGTATAAAGCTTTATTCTTATAATGTTATTAGCTAATAAGTATAATTGTTCTTATAAGTATAATTATAATTACTAATAAATATCTTCTAGGGCAGTCAAGTTATTTTTATGTTCTTCTAATTTTCTTCTTACGTTATCTGGTTCGACCAATGCGAGAGAACAAACCAAGTCGAAGTCTTTGCTTTCCATCCAGTTGACCACCTCGTCCCGCTTCTTGGGGTCAGGTTTATTAAGGTCGTAAATACTCTGGGCAATCACTGCCCTCCACAGCCTGCACTCTGATAACTGCTCTGGGGTTGCTTCTATCCAGCCCCCACCATATATGCTTTTCTTTGACTTGCCTGTCATTGGCGTAAACCTTTCCTTGCATGGCGTCTAAAATGACGCTTTCATCAAGGTCTGGGCGTCGGCTTGCATAGTAAATCACTATGTCCACACGAACATCCTCCTCATATTTGACATCTAAATCAGGACACTGCTCCCCAAATAATTTTAGATACTTAATAGCTTTATCCGATTTGATGAACGCTGGTCTACCTTTTATTGTAACTAGCCTTCTGCTGTTTGATTTGCTGGCAGGCTCTCCAAACACCGTGAAAGTTACATCAAACTTTTTATTCATTGTTACCCCTATTGACACTTAGATATACATAATTATATATTCTTGTATTCAAAGGAGCAAGCTATGAAAAAATGGAAATCAAACGTATCAGGCTGGTGCATGAGAGCGCAGGACAGCAGTGTCCGACATGCCATGGTCACCTTGGCTGAGAGCGAAGCCCAAGAAGGCAACACCGATTTGGGCTTAGAGATATGGGAAACAATCCTAGACAGCGCAAAAGAAAGTGAAGAATGGATGTTGGTTTCTCACATGCTAACCCACGGAAATAAAATTCTTGAGATAAAGCCAGACAAGGTTGCTGGTGAAACGTACTGGAAGAAGGGCATAGATAAACAGGTGAAGGGGATTTAAATGGTAGACAAAGACGAAAAAGAAGAAAGCACAATCAAGTTTGTAAAGATTGATGGGGTCACACACATCATAGACTTGGACAAAGAAGGTAGTGTCAAAGACTATCTCAATCGTGTGATGGATGACCCACTGATAGACGAGATGGGTGAATGAAACTTACCAACAAACATAATCTACCAGAGCCATTTCTGGATTTTATCCGCAACGATAAATACTCGCGAGGGTCTGCTGACATAAGCGTGACACAGCTTATCGACAGCCCCCGTGTGCGATTGCTGAATAGCATTGGAGCAGACGAGATTGAAATGGATGCGGTAGACCGTGTCTGGTCTTTGTTCGGCACGGCAGTCCACCACATATTGGAAACCTCTAATCAGACTGACGGTGTTATCAAAGAAGAGCGATTGAACATGGTCATCAAGGGCTGGGTATTGTCGGGCGCGGTTGACTACCAGCATCACTATGTACAGGGTGGCGCGAAGGTTGATGTGATTGACTACAAGGTTACAAGTGCGTGGTCGGTTATCTTGGGCAAAGAAGATTGGGAGCGACAGCTTAATTGCTATGCACACCTCATTGAGAACCAATGCCCCAGCAAAGTAAACAAGCTACAGATATGCGCGATACTTAGGGATTGGCAACGCAAGAAAGCGGAGACTGACCCGTCATATCCACAAGCCCCTGTCGCCATGGTAGACATCCCGCTGTGGGATTATGAGACACGGGTACAGTATCTCAATGAACGCATGACCTTGCACCAAGAAGCGCAACAGGCGTGGGACACCCAGCAAGAACTGCCGCCATGTAGCAGTGAGGAAATGTGGGAGAAGCCCGACACCTTTGCTGTCAAAAAGAATAAACAGAAGAGGGCATTGCGTGTGCTGAACTCACGGGAAAAAGCAGAACACTATATCTCAGACCAGCCTGACCCCTCTGGTTTGAGCATTGAAACTAGACAGGGCGCACGGACGAGGTGCGAGGGGAACTACTGCAATGTCGCTGACATTTGCAAACGCATGGGAGCGTAAAATGGCTAACAAAAAACAGAAGGATGACGGTGTTATCTGGGCAGAAGACCCCGCCTTGAATAAGGCGGTGGAGAAGCTTCAAGAAATACATGAAATCCACGGTGTTGAAATGCGAGGCGGTAAAAAATACACGATGGTGAAAGACCGCGTGGAAATTTTCCGCATGTTTTTCGGACACCGATACGGGATAGAAACCTCTATCGAATATTGCGACGACACGTTTGTCAGGATGAAGGCGGTCATCAGGGACTTGGAAAAGGACGGGATGATTGTCGGCTCTGGTCACGCAGAGGAACTGCGTGGCTCGACTAACGTCAACAAAACATCTGCGCTTGAGAACGCAGAGACAGGCGCAATCGGAAGGGCATTGGCATCCATTGGTTTAGCTGGTGGTGAGTACGCTTCAGCAAATGAAATGGAAGCGGTTAGTCGCAAAGAGACTGCCCTTAAAGAGAAGCCGACGAAGAAAGAACCCAAGCCAGCCAAGGAAGCAAAGACAAAAGTAATTAATCCCGATGGCGTTGAGACAGAAGTCACCGTCGAAGACGACGGGCGGCTTGAGGACTTGGTGCTTGAAGCCTTCAAGGTGTTCATGCCCACATGCGACACTGATAAACACCTTGACGATTTTTTAGCAATGAACAAAGAGGCCATAAAGGTTCTTGAAAACTCTGACCGATGGGACGAGTTTTGTGAAATGGGCAAACGACAACGATTGAGAATACAACAAGCTTTAGAAGGAGAAAGCAAATGAGCGAAACCAAATACCCACCAAGCGGCGCACTGTTTACAGTGGCTGAAAACAAACGCAAGAGCGAGAAGTCGCCTCACTACCAAGGTGACTTTGAACTGTCGAGAGAAGTGGTTGAAGACTTGCACAGGCAGATACAGAACCCCGCCGTTGACGGGGCGAAGTTTCATATGGTTGGTTGGAAGAGAACGTCCAAGAAGGGAACTCTTTATCTAAGTTTGTTGGGCAATGTCTTTGAAGAGCAATCCAAAAAACCCTTCTAGGGTAAGGAGTGAACGCTACCTAAAGACCTTGCGGGGTCAACCCTGCTTGGTCTGCGGGGCGGGGGGAGAGGCACACCATGTTACTTTTGCTGAACCAAAAGCAATGGCGATGAAGGTAGGAGATAACTGGTGTGTACCCCTGTGCCACAAACACCACATGGAACTTCATGCACATGGCAAGGAGACACAGTGGTGGGCATTACAGGGCGTAGACCCGATTGAATGGGCGAAGCGTAGCTGGGATAGTTTTAATGACTGAAGAGATTATTAAGTACAAGGAGAGGATGGGTCAGCTTAAAAGTTTTAGGCAACTTTTTATCGGCAAGCACACGCCAAGTGATATTGATTTGGCTTACGAGATAGGTGGACGAGTGTTCGTATTCGGAGAACTAAAGCTTGCTGGCGTTGATGTCCCCACGGGACAGCGGTTGCTGTTGCAACATATCGGTGAGGCACTGTTTGAGGCTGGCAAAAATGTTCTTTTGTTTATTGCCGAACACGACACCGAGGCTGACGAGATAATAAATGTTGGGGAACTGCCCGTAGTTTATATGTGGTACACGCATGGCGGTCAGGTCAAGACGATGCAGGATGTAAACCGAAACGTCCACGATGTATGCAACCAATATGTGCGTAGATTTGTACCAGATTTGTGAGGAATAATGAGTGAATACAGAGAGGCCGCGCTGTCGTTTGAGGCAGTAAAGATTGGGATGACGCAAAACAAGGACGGAATAATACTGCGCCTTGCTGTGCATCCGCAGGAGTGTCCACCTAAGTTACACACCGACTTTGTAGGCCAGCGATATGGCGTAGCGTTGGTTGCACTAGCGGATGACGAGACACCTAAACACGCCCCAGAACTCGAAGAGATTAAGAAGTTGAAGGCGAGCGCGGGTGCGCTGTGTCGCGATACAGACTTCCAAGTTTTCCTTGGGGCCGAGTCGGAAGATGCCGCCACAGATATATTGCGAACTAAATTAGGCATACAGTCTCGAACTGAATTTGATAACAACGCTGACGCAAGGGTTGCGTTTGTTAAGCTTAGAGAGGAATTTCAATCATGGCTGAAGACAAAGTAACGGAAACGCCGAAGGAGTTTCTAACTCTTTATGAGGCGGTGGAAATGCTGGGCTTGTCCAGAAAGACAATCTACAACCTTATGAAGACTGACGAAACATTCCCTGCCCCGTTTGCGCTGAACGTAAAGGGCGGTGTGCGAGGTCGCAAGAACTATCGTTTTGAGAGAGAGGAGTTGGTGAAGTGGGTCAAGAACCGTCGGGTGATGTAATACACACCATAGAACAAAAGTTTGATGTAACTTTTCACAACATGTCTGACAAGTACGGCGTAAGCTTTGCGGCTGTGAAGAAGGGTGAGATAGTCAGCTTCGTTGAGGTGAGGCAGTGCGGTGATTTGTTTTCTGCTTATATACCTTTGCACATCACAAAGAACGCAACGATACTTCAGATGTTAACGGGCAAGCCTTGCGTTATGTTTATGCAGTGGCCTGACGAAATAACATGGGTAGATTTGACACAACAGTTTTCGTATGTGGTCGGCGGGCAGAAAAAGGACGACGCCTTTTTAGAGGTTGAGCCTTGCGCGATTATACCTAGAAGCATGTTCAAAAGCATGGACGATATAGAGGTTTAGGCATGTCGGTAAACAACAAAAGCCAGCAAACAGAGTATCGAATGACAAGTGATTTTGGCAGTGAAAAGAATATGAGGAACGGCAAGTATGCCTTCCCGCAACTCAGAAACTTTCACAGACTTCGGGACTTAAAAGGGGAGACGTTGTTCGATAACTTTATGTCTGTCCTGTCTGCCAATCATAAACACCTCTGGGCTAATTACAAAAACAGAGGCGTCAGAGAAAAGCTGAGAGGCATTTCCAGAAATCTTATGAGGGCAGACCGCTTTGTAATCACAAGTGACTTACAAAAAATGATTGCTGACAAGAGTTTTGAAGCAAGCAATGAAAAGATTTTTGATATATTCAACAATGCCATTCCACCCTTTGACAATATGTGGATTGAGACTGAGAAAAACCCGCATCAATTTACAATAGAAGGCGGGGGCGATGGGTATTACGAGCAAATAGCATGGCACATACAGCGTGGCGGCGCTTATCAAAAAAGCCAGCACAGCACTAACGACGAGGAGATTGCGGCGTTAGAAAAGGTACACGGCAAGTCCCGTGATAAACTCACAAGAAAAGAGACACGCGAATACGCTCTTGATAAAGTTAGCGATAACATAATTGTAATAACTAAATATATTAAATTTTCTAAGGCGCACGACAATCCAGACAAACTGTTTGAGGATGCTGGTATTGACTTCAAAATGGACAAGCTTCCGCATGATGGGGGTGGTTGTTATTACATATCTGATTTATCAATTCTTGTTAGCGATAGCCCAATTCCGACAAATTATACGTCAGCCCTCTATGCACACTCACTACAGCAGAGAAAAGACCTCGCCCCCATGTGGGATGGCACAGGGGTGTCCGGCCTTGATGCGGCTGATGTTTATGCCCCTTTACTCAGCTTTGGCGAGAAGTGGGCAGAGCAACTATGCAACAAAGAGCAACCACACATAGTTAACAACATGAGCCGCAGGGTTTCTATCACAGATAGCTACGCTATGGATTTAGCGCACAGTCTTTTGTACGGAGCGCACTTCAACACAAAGACACACGCAGTTGATAACAAAAGAGTAATAGACCTTTGCCGTGCTAGTTTTGGTCATTACGAAGATGACTTGAGAATACTTGCTTGGGCGTTATCTGATTTTAATTATAATTGGATATTCAAAAAGCCTGCTACCAAGCCAACCAGAAGAAACAGAAGCAAGTCTTTCCGTCAAGCTACCATAGAGACAAGAACGCTAGAGATAGAACTGCCCAAGCCTCGCGGCAAAGAAATGGACGAGCATCAGTTTGGTGATGGCACACCACGCAAATGGCACAAGGTCAGGGGTCACTGGAGAGTGTACAAAAAAACTGGTTATCGTGTGTGGATTGAGCCGCATGAACGAGGCGACAAAACTCTGGGCGAAGTACACAAAGACTACAAACTCAAATTGAAAAAGGGCGAGAAGTAGTCCTTACCTGTACAATTCTGACACGACCATGTTACCGCGCTGTGTTGCACGTTGCAGTTGTTCATCTATCTTGTCGAGCATCTTTTGTTTAGTGGCTTCAGGTATGCGGGGGTTCTTGGCTATCTCTGCCTTCTTTCTTATCAATCTGTTTCTCGCATTGTTGGTTGCCTTCATTCGACCAAGAAGGGATAACTCTCTTTCATACTGAGAGCGTATGCTTTGTATGCGCCCCCTGTCTCCACGGGCAATAGCGTCCTTCAGGTCTGCCTCGACAGTAAGTATTTGGTCGCGCCCCGCTATGAACCTAGCCGTGTCTTCTCGCGAACTGACGGAGCCGATTATCTTACGGGTGAACGGTATCTGTCTTAGCCCCTCTTCACTGAACAGGGAGGCAGGGTCATCCACAACATTAAGAGCAAACCTTCCAGACCTTTCGACGAACCGTCCGACGCCACCCGTTAAGAAGCCGTACCAGTATTCCATTGCATCTGGCGACCAATCAATCAGACCAGATTTAGCTGGCGAGCCGCCCGTCGCACTGTTCAGGAACTCAGCAGTTGATTTAAATATCGGTGATGTGGTTGACCAGTAAAGCTGGCTGTCTGGCTTTTGTAATCCAAAGGGCGAACCCTCTTTGTAGATGGGCTTGTTTGAGAAGTCTTCGTTTTCGATAATGTCTATAAACGGGTCAGCGACAGTCGGAGCCACAAAGTTTGCTAGGCTTTCTGTGCCACCAATCGGATTGACCGCATCCACGAATGTGCCAAAGAACGAGTTGGTAAACTCGCCATTTGTATATCCACCCCGCCCTCTTCTTGAGAGGCTACGCCCCATGTTTACAGCAAAGTTGAGGCCGTATGGCAGTGGTATACTCAGGTACTCTCTGCCGCCCAGACCACCAAGTTTGATAACAAAGTTATGCTCCAGCACATAGTCTGGTATCTTATCTACCACCTTCTGCCCGTCTTCATCTTCTTCAGACATCATGGATAGCATCTGGTCTTGGAGGAACCCGGCAACGACGGCGCTCATCCATATAGCCCGAACTTTTTTACTTCTTGTTGCGGCAGTCATCAGCGCAAAGCTACCTTGGATAGATGCGTTGTAGAAAAGATATAGCGAGTTCATCAGAACCTTTTGCTCGCCACCTTTAGAAAAGTTGACTGTAACATTTCTTGCGGCTTGCCCTGCTCTCTCTCTTGTAAACCCTCTGTTGCGTAATGCTTGATAGGTTGCAACACGGATGGCGTTTTCTATAACGCTGTTATAGTTTTCAACCATCTTGGCAAGCGGGGTGTCGGTTAGTCTTTTGACGCCCTTCTTGAACTGACCCACCAGCTTCGGGTCATCGGACGCACCTAATATCTCATCCATCTTGCCTAGCTGTTGCTCTAGGCTGTCAATCATGTTTAGTGCGCTCTGACCACCATCTTCCAAGAACTCTGTGTAAGTTTGAGAAAGCTCGTTTGTTTCGCCCTTCCTTATAATGCCGCGCAAGTTTTTCAGCACAGAGGGCATGGACTTGAGTACATCTGTGGTTATGCCCTCTATCTCGTTGGCGTTGATGTTTGTCAAGCCAGTGGAAATATCGCGCAAGAAGTTAGTGACAAAGAACTCAGGGTTATAGCTGGTGTTGATGCTAGACAAGAACCTGTTGACCGTGGTCATCGCCTTGACCAAGAAGTTGGAGTTGTCTGGACCCAAGCCAGTTGCGCCCTTCAGCGCCTTCGCTATGCGTGGGTCAGTGACATTGATTTGCACCTCTTCCCCGCCGACCTTGACGGTCATAATGCTGGGGTCATCTCTGGAGATGCCGCTGATTGTACGGACATAGCCATTCTTATCTAGGACTTTTTTGGTTTTTCTTTTTGCCCCTACATTGGCGACGCCTTCAACTATGTCTCTGTATTCCTGCGGCCTTTCAACACCGTTTTCATCTGTGCTGTCTATGAGCTTCAGGAAGCTTTGCCCCACCAAATTTCTTTGTCCTCTGTCTATGGCTCTTTGGTGCTGATTAAACAGGGATGCCACCAGATTGTCTGGGTAGCTACCACGACCCAACGCGGCTATATATTCTGCCCCTCTTGCGCCGTATTTGTTGGCAGACTTTCTGCGTATCTCTGCAATCTCTGCCTCTGTTTTGTCTGGGTCAACTTCCAAGAAGCCCTTGAGCGGCACATAATTGCTGTACTGCGGGTAGGCCACTCTTGTTTGCGTGCCTTCATATGTAAGCTCTTGCTGTCTATCTGGCTCCAGACCCGTAGCAATGTTCATCTGTCTTGTGGCCTCCACAATGTCCTGAACATCAGATGATATTGCCTGCAACTGGATACGAGCGGCAGGGTTGGAATTTATAATGCTCAGTATCGCGTCTGCTTCTGCGTCTGTCATACCCGAACCACTGTCATTGCGCGGGTCAATTTGACGTATATATGCGTTTCTTTCCTTTGCGTGCATGGCAAACAGATAGGTTTCTGCTAGGGCAAGCTGTCTGTTTTTGCCTATTGCCATCATGCTTGCAAAGAAACCCTTGCCCTCTGCTCCTTGCACTCTCTCAAGAGAAGCCAATAAGTTTGGATTTACGGGCAACTGCTTAATTTTATTTAGCACCGGGGTGAATAAAATCTCTTCCGCTCTGCCAAGCATGTACCCCGTTTTGTTGTGGTACTGCTCCTCCATCAGATAGGTATCGAAGGCGTCTGGAACCTCAAAGCCTGCCTTGCGTATCTCGTCTATGAACTGTCCCACTGGCAGGAAGGCATCTTGTAGTTTTGTAATTAAGTTATCTGTAACTTCTTTGGCGTTGACATCCCCCAATAGTCCTGTAGACGCAAGGGCTTTTACTGGCACGCCAAGAACCTTGGACATGAAGTCAGATGTTTTACCGTACAGATACACGCCCTTGGCGTTGTCCACTTGCGTGTTCGCCTTTGGGTTTACGGCGACGGTGGGGTGCGTTGGCACTAAGCTGTACTTATCGCCTTTCTTAAATCTGTTCTCTATGTTCCCAGTTTCTATCGCCTCATCTATCATGTCCTGAGTGCCGATAGCTTTAGCGAGTGTGTTCCTTGCCTGATTGTAGGATATGGGCATGGTCGTGGTGATGAAGTTAATCCTGCTTGCCAAGACCTCTGGGTTTTCTACGGTTAGGTTTGGGCTAGACCTAACCATGGCGTTTATTTCGTTGATAAATGCGCGGCGCATGATGACCCGCATCACCTTGCCCTCGTTCATTCCATTGTTGCCAAACCAAAATAGTTCGGTAGTGAAGGACTCGGTGGGATACACCGGGCTTTCCGCCCGTACTCTTTGTGTGACCTGTATAACGCCGTTTGTTTTCTTGAGCTTGATGTCATTTATTCTGCGCTCATCCCCATCCTGAAGCACAGGTATCAATATCGGCCTGCCTATTTGAGCATCAAGCCTTTTCATCATCGCGCTCATTGCATCTCGCGCATCAACATACTTGCTTGATTTTGCATATGCCGCGTCCTTGCCGCCGCCCTTTATATGTGCAAGTCCATGGTTTGTCCCTCTTTCCTCACCATTGGTTATGTGCCTGCCATTTGTCAGCGCTATTATCTTGGCAACGCCATCCCTGTCAAAGAACCTACCGAATATTGGAGAGCCTTCGCTGTCGGGTATCAACTCAAACTCTGTTTTGAGTATGCTGTGCTTGATGTCGCCGTCATCAGGTAAGTCGCGTGCGGGCATTTCCTCAAGAAATTGCTCCGCGTCCTCTACAACTTTGGTAGCAGGCTCCTCTAGTTTTCGCTCTGTTCTGTAGATGTCATTGAGTTGCTCGTTGATTGTCCATCCGTAGTTGTCGGCGTAGGTTTGCTCGACTTCTCTTGCACGGTTCTGGAGTTCTGCGATGAGAACACTGGCCCGCTCGAATAAATCGGGTCGTCCTTGTTCGATTCCCTGAAGATAATTTTCACCATTTAAATTCTCCTTCCAATTATTGAATAGGTATCCCGTTTCTGAATAAAAGTTCGTAAGCTCTGCTTCTTCTAGCCCCAGCCTATCGCCAGCCCGTTGCACAGCATTTGCTACACCGTTTTGAAACGCAATGTTTTCTTGTCTTTTTAGTTTTAAATCTAAAACTATACTGTTGTCGTTTTCATCAACAGCTTCTTTGCTGTACTTATAAGGCCAATGAATAATTCTTAAACCTTCTCTTGAGGCAACACCCCCAAACTCTCCGTGTCCAAACTCTGCCTGCATTTCCTCTGCAAACACTATCTGCTCATCGGGTGTAAGCGTCCTGCCTATATCAATCAGTACGCTGTTTCTGTCGCCCTTGTTTATGGATGTTTGGAAGAATGGCCTGTGCCATCCAACGCCATCCTGTTTGAGAACGATACCCATGACGGCGGCGTATGCGTTTAGGTTGTCTATTGACCTTTGGTCAAGAGCAAAGTCCTTGTCATTTTCTTTTGCTCTGCTGGGCGCGGCAACCTCAGTTTGTGTGCCGGGCGATGTTCTGCCTTCAAAGAACCCCGGAGCTACAAAATTGTCTGGTGTGACTATGCCGAACATTTCTGCGACTGAATCAAAGCCCTCGTTGTCAAGGAACACCTTGCTCATATCGACATGGAACTGAGACAACACAGCAGGGTCAGCGTCAAACGCTTCATTCATATGACCGCTATCAAAGCTAGGTATGGTTTCCGTGCTTATCTGAGCTAGGTTTTTCTTCATCGCATCGGCGTAATCTTGAGCAGGATAGTTATCGCCAACTTTTTCTGTGCCTTCTTGTCTTGACTTGTACGCTACCCAGATAGCCGCCTGCACTTGTTCTGGCTCCATGCCATTTGCGTCAGCAATTCGCTGTATCTCGCCACTGATAAAGGCAATCTGCGCCTTGGTTGGTGAGCCTGTCTTGTCATACCCAAATGCTCTTTGCATCCACAGGTCAATCGTTACGTCCTTCGTGTCTCCAAAGTTTTCAGGGTCGATGTATTTCATCAGGTTCTTGAAGAATGGATTTATCTTCAGACCTCTTGGCTCTGCCCCGTCTAGTATTTCTTGTAGCTGGTCTGCGCTGGCAAACCTGATACCCCGCATAGGCTGTCCTGCCCTGTGCTGATAGTATGCCCTTACAGCCAGCATGAAGTTTTCGTCTACCTCTGTTTGCTGTGATGTCTTGGCAATCAATCCAGCGAGCTTGCGAGCCTCGGCCTTGTTGTACGCCGTTGCTTTCAGTATCGCTTTGGCGCTCTGCTCGTACCAGAAGGCATTGCCAATGCCATCCTTGAATAAGAAGTTGAGGCTTCTTCTCAATGCCCCTAGCTGTTGTGGGTTCTCTAAGTGCGGAACAGTCGGCAGATAGGAGTATTTAATTACGCCTGTTGGGTCAAACATTCCAGCACTGGTCAAGCCAAAGCCGTCATACGGTATGGGGCGGGACGCTCGTATTGCGTCAACAATCCTGTCTTTTTTGTTTTGAAGTTTAGCCTCAGAACTCTTGCTGTCTCGTTGCCGAACATCATCAGATATGACAACGGCCTCATGTTCTGAGTTGCTTCCTCTGATTAGAGCGTCCATGTGAACTAGGACGTTTTCGTTTTCAACAAGATAGGTTTCAAGGAGCCTTGCTCTGCCCTCAAGCCACGGCAGAAACTTTACTTTTTCGGCGTCATTGAATATTGACGGGTCAGTTGTAAAGGATAGCGCCTCGCCTCCACGCAACTCACCAATGCGATACAAGGTGGTGACGCCAGACCTGACGTTCTTTTCCTTGCCTCTTTTGGCAAGCTGTTCTTGGGTGATGCCGTAGACCTCACGCCGTATATCTCGCAAGTCTTGCCCAGTGATTTGCTGTCCTTCAAAGGCTGGGGCGCTTCGGCTGAACGCCACAGAGCGAGGGTCTACGCCCTCTGATTGCTCGTATGATGCGCTCAAAAGAAATGCTAGATAATCAAGATTAGCAAGCTCGCCGTCAGCCTCTTTGGATGAATACTCAGGTGAATACACTGGGTTCCGCGTTTGCGCCTGCGCCATGGTTAAGAAGTCAGCGGCTCCCTGCTTTAGTGAGTCAAAGGTTCTTCCCTTGTTTTCTGTTTCTGACAGGTCGAACAGAAGCTTGAATGTATCCGCAAGCTCAAACTCACTAGTGGACATTCTCTGCATGTATTGCAGTTTTTCTGAGCGCGGTCCGGTGTAATATTCAACAGGCACAAAGCTGTACTTGATGTTTGAGACTTGAGTTCGTGCGTCTTGTATTGCGATGTCTGTAGTGACAGCCTCGTCCAACTCTTCTTCTGTGAGCGCACGCTGTACAATATCAAGAGCCACATCATTTACACTGTCTTTGACTTCCTGTGTAGACGGCAGTGCCGCACCCTCGCGAGCAACTCGCGCCCTATTCTCTGTGCTGGCTATTTCGCCTGTGTTAATTGATTCAAATATCTCGTCGGGACTTGTAAAGCCAGCGTCTTCAAAACCATTCATAACAGCCTTGAAGAAGTCTATTATTCTGTCGAACAGTGACTTGGTTGTGCCTACCACCTTCATGTCGCCGCCCGCATACAAGCGGAACATCTCAGCAATAGCCTCTTCAACTACTGTTGCTTCGTCTGTTCTATCGCCATACATGGCTTTTGCACGTTCATAAAACGTGTACTCTCGCACATCAGTGGAGCCGTCCCTGTTTACCTTGACAAACTTCCTGCTTTTTGCGGCTTTGGTAAGGGTCGCCCACTCTTTCTCTGTGAATAATCCTAAGTCATACAATGCGTGCAGAGTTTCGTGATTGGCTATGCCCATGACGCCCGCCTCAAACTCTTGGGGGTCTGCATCCAATCCGTGCAGGGCAGTAGCTATTGTGATTACTTTTTCGCTTGGATTATATGTACCCTGTGCCAGCGTGCCTTCCGGTCCGTTTATCTTTGCTACTATCTCTACAGCACCCAAGTCTTGGTCTATGCCAACTTCTTTTATTCTTTTCTTAACTGCTGTTTCAACATCCTGCCGAGCGTTCTCAAATTTAGTAGTAGCTTTGATTGCTTCATCGCGCTTGGTTCTTGCCCTGTTTTGAGCCTCAGTGTTTAGCTGTGGCCCCTGCTTTGACCTTGCAGATTTGCGGGCAGTCCTCTGCGTTTTGATTATTTTAGCAAGCCTGTCTAGTTCTATTTGGCTCTCAGCCACACGGGAGCGGGCATCTTCTATCTCTGCTATTGCCTTCTTGTATTGCTCTGGCTTCTTCTCCTGAAGCTTAACAATCTTCTTCTCTTCTTTTTGTATCTGTCTGTCAGCCGCTTCTATGGATGTTTGTAGTTCTGACACCCTCTGCTCTAGCTCTCTAATAGGCTGTGCTTTTGTTTCTGCATCGGCAGTCGCAACGTATTTGTTTCTTTTGTATTCCTCTATCACGCCATCAGACATCATGCGCTTTCTGATAGCGACAGCGCCAGCACGACTAGTCTTACTGACCTTCATAATATCTTGAATACTTACATTGGCGTTCTCTACAGCCTCACCTTTATTGTTTCTGGTCTGCGAAATAGCTAGACGCACAGCCTTTTCATATTGTGACCAACGAAACCCATCAGGTCGGTCAAAAAATATCTCTGGAGTTCCGTCAATCGTGCCTCTAAATGTGAGAGGTTTTTGTTGGCGTGCAATTCGATTAGCGGCTGTCTTGCCCAGAATCTCTTGGACTTCGGGTAACTCAATATCTTTTTCGATTACCGTTTCTCCACGGGCCTTCCGCGTATCCCGAACTTTTTTCTGCTCTGCCTTGCTAAGATGAGCCAGCTTTACTGGAGAAAAGTTAGTTGCAACTTCTTGATTGATACCAGACAACACTGCCGCCCTGCTTTCAGGGGGTATGTTTTCTTCGTTAAATGGCACAGCTTCTTGCTCAAGCACACCTATCTGTGGGTCGTCTATCTCCGTGAGATTTGTCGCCCTGTTTGATAGTTTGTCGTACTCTTCTTGTTGCTGTATTCCTATGCCAGCTTTCTCTGCCTCTTCCGCTTGGTCTTGATTTAGCTGGGCAATCGCAACAGATTTTCTCTGGTCGCCTTTCAATGTGTCTGCTGTGCCGCGAATTGTACCACCAACGATACCAGCCGCGATGCCGACCTCTAGGTATTCTCTGTAAGCATCCTCACTGTCAATCGGCTTACCAGCCTGTATGCGTGTAAGGATTGTTTGCCCTATCTCCGTCGGGGCTTCTGCCATAATACCTTTTACAGCGCCCTCTCCGAACCTAGCCGCCGCTCCACCCGTCACGGATTGATAGGTTTTCTTTGTGAGCAGTGGCTTGGTAATCTTGCCGCCAAGACCCAATGTTATGCGGTCACCCAATGTGTCCAAGAATGTCGCTGGCAATGCAAATAGAGCCGCCGCACCGTCATTAACGTGGGGCAGTATCCCCTCTTCCACGCTTTGGTCTTGCTCTAAAAGGTTTTCACCGAAGAGGATTGGGTAGTTTACAGCCGCACCAGCACTAAACGATGTCCGTTGTAGCATCTGAGGCGTAAGCCCAGCCCTGACGGACGCACCCCTTGTGACCAAAGCCGCCCCTGCTGTTGGCAACAGAGTGGCTATACCCTGTCCAAGTGTTTCTCCAAAGAATGACAGGCCGGAACTCAGCCCGTCTACATCCTCCAGCCTTGTTGCATACTGCGCTGTTTCGCCTAGCTCTGCTTCATTATGAGCAACAACCTCTTCGCCATACTCTTCCAGCCCACTGAAGCCAAGGTTCTCACCTACAGATTGAAGCGCCCTGCCAAACATCATTTGTGTTTGGTCGATGCCCATGCTGAAGCCCCTGCCAAGGGCGGTTCCCGGCGGATTGGTTGTGTCTACTGGCCCCTGACTACCAAGCAGGGTGTCGCCCTGTGCGGCGACAAGCTTGTTAAACTGTTCTAATTCTTGTGCAGTAGGTGTGGTTCCAGCGATGTTGGCTTTGTATAACTGTCCACTTTTACCAGTTCTAAATATTTGACCCATTTCATTACCGGGCCGCTAAACTACCAACGTCAACTGTCGGGCTTACATTGCCTTCAAGTCGTCTGATTTTCTGCATGAGGATTGCCCCGATAGTTCCTGTGTCAACACCCACATCTCCACCCATCATTGCCGCCGCGTTTGCTTCTTCAAGCGATTTGGTGAGAGCGTTAATCTCGTCAATAGTTGTATCGGATGAGGCATTTGCTTTTTGCAATGCTATCTCTGTGTCAAGAACATCTGCCAAGCCTGTTTGGTATCTATCAGATGCATCTTGATATGCCTGTATGCCAGCAACACCAGCCTTGCCGAGAGCTTCGCTAAACCCGCCCTCTGTCGGTTGCATAAGTGTGAAGCCTGCCTGCGCTAGTGCAAGGTACTTATCCATATCCGCGCTCTTCTGACGTTGCTCCATCAAGTCCATGATGCGGTCTTGGATTGTCTCTTGTCTTTCGCCCCCGCCTGTGACTACGCCTGCGCCTTGACCCTGACCCTGACCTTCGTTGCCTTCGGGTTGTGGTGGCAGTGGCTCTCCATCTTCTCCAAGTATACCAGCCACGACACCCGCGCCGCCTGCTGTTTGCGCTGTCCGTAAGGGGCTAAACTTCCTAGCGCCGCTCTTCACGGGGTTCCCCGCTTTTGTCAGAACTGGTTTTGTAAATCCTTTTTGGAAAAGTCTTCCTATTCTTCCGGGCGCACTACGAACAGCCGACCCTCTGAGCAATCCGGGCAACGCCCTCGCCCCCATGATAGCACCCCTGCCTGCCAATCCTATTGGACTAAATGACAAAGCGGCAAGACCAGCATCAAAAGCGGCTTGTGAATAATCAAGACTCCCGTCATCGTCAAAGTATCTGTTCTCTAAAAAGTTTCCGACCCCGCTCAAGAAGCCCTCATCTTCTTCTTCAAGGCTAGTCATCCCGCCGCCCTGCATAGCCATGACCTCACCACTCATCGGCTCTTCCATCTGAGAGACGCCCGTGTTCATAGCCATGTCTGTTTGCGGAGCCATAGACTGAGCCATAGCACCAATGCCACCCTGCGGTGCGCCTGCGGCGGCTACAAGTTTCTCTGCGACAGTCGGCTGTTGCTGTGCTTGCCTTGCGTCAAAGTCCTGCTTCATGCGCTGTCTGCGGTTAAGCTCAGACAGCACCAAAAACTGAGGCGCTTGCCCGCTTGGTTTCTCCATTTCTTTGACCAACTGGTCTTGAGAAAAGTCTTTAAGAGCGTCTTGTACCTGAAGTATATTCATCCAAGCGCCCTCATTAAGCTAACAGCCCCAAGCCCTGCGCCCATTGCTTGCTGAAGGGGGTTATTTTGTAGCATACGTTGCTCTGTCAGCCCCATCTGTGCTGGCATACCACGCAGTATACCGCTCAAGAAATTAAGCTGGTCCCTGCCATAGCCTTGTTGCCGCAAGAAATCTTCGTATGCTAGGTCAAGTTGCGCCTGCTCGCGTAAGTCCAGTTGTTTGCCGACAGTACCCAGTGCCTCAATAGCCTGTACGTTTCCTGCGCGAGCCATTTCATTCAGCTTGGCTAGTTGTGCGGCTTGCGTGCCTGCGGCGGCGGCGGCATCTAGACCAAATTGCTCTGCGGCTCTGTTCTCTGCGGCTTGAGCGGCCTGTATTCTAGCTTGGTCTTCATACTTAGCGGCCTGCACTCTTGCGGCTTCTGCGGCGGCTTGGTCGCCAGCGCGGGCATACTCTGCGGCCTGTGCTTTTTCTCTGGACGCAAGCTCGTTAAACCTCTTGCTCTCTTGTTCCATCTGGACACTACGGTCTTGAGAAAACTGGTTCATAGCCATCTCAAAAGCCTTCTCTTGACCAGTAGCCTCTACATCAGACAGCCTATCAAGAAGGTCACTTTCAGCCGCTTGATTGACCAAGAAAGCTCTGGAACTTTCCAGCCCGCCTGTTTGTTTGGCAAGGTCGCCTTCACGTTTCAAGCTTTGTTCGTTGAAGTCATCTATAAGACCTTTTTTCTGTCTCTCAACAACAGCCTGCATATATGGAGACATATAGTCATCCATCACACCTTCATCAGTAAACTTCTGCGTGTCTTGGAAATCGAACCTAGAAAACTCTTGTGGGCCACGGAAGTTGAACTCTTGGAAGTCGCCCGCTCCGGCAAACTGGAATGGCTGTGTTCCGGGTCCATCCATGATGTCTTGGATGTACGAAATATTGTTTGCCGTGACATTGCTTGCCGCATCAACTCCGGGCATACCCAGCGCCGCCATATCTCTTACAGCTTGGTTTGCCATAAGTGTGTCATCACTCAAGCCACCAATTCTTGGTTGGTCATACGCTACATACTTTCTGTTGCTCTCAGCCTCGGCTCTGTTAGCCAAGTTAATCATGTATGGCTCTAGGTATTCTGGCAGATTAGTCTGCGTCACCTCTGATTTTTGCACAGACGGCGCACGGCTACCGCCCTTTCCGTAGCACAAATGACCGTTTAGCTTCTTGTTAAGCCACGGGTCGTCAACCTCACGGGCTAGTCCGAGAAGGTCGTCAAATTCGTATTTGCTTTGGTTTATCATCATAAGGCTCACCGACTTCACATTTATAGGCTATGTAATTTACTTCCCATCCAAACTTCTCTAACGCTTTTCCCCAACCTTTTCTGCCGTATCCCTCAAGATATTTGCAGTTATTGGCCTTTGCATAATCTGTCATGGTTTCCTGTAACAAAGAAAGCCACTCTGTCATTCTTCCCCCGCCGACCCAATCTACACTCAGTGTCTTGCAATTCGGGAACCTCACTATTCTTGTGGTAAAAGCCGCTACAGGTTTGTCATCATCCAATACCAACCAAAGCTCATACATTCCGCTTATCACGCCTTCGTATACATCTGTGATGTGATACGAGTGCCTTTGCGTTTTTACCGCATCTTCTAGCAATGCCCTTGCGTCAGGCCAAACTGCTTCAAGGGCGTCCCGTGGGACAACAGTCATAATCATACGGGCAACATTTCCTCCTGTGGCACATCGGGTGGCTGGTCTGTCATGCCCGTTCTGGCAGTTCTCACCCTATCCATCATGTCGTATAGCGCCTTTGCGCCTGCATCTGACGAGCCGTTTCCTATTCCACTGACGACATCAGCCGGAACCACAAACTCATCATTAGATAACAAAACATCCTGCTCGCCTTCTATGTTTGCGGGTATCATGTCGTCCATTCCATCACCCGCTCCGCGCTGTAGCCCTTCGCCACCAGCCATCAGGTTTGCGCCGAACTGACCGCTCTTAACCCTGTCAACCAAATCCTCTAAAGCGCCCTCGCCAAACTTAGATACAAACAAAGCCAAGTCTTGCTGGGGGCTTTCAGACATGCCAGCGATAGCGCGGACTGCGCCTGTGATAATCTCTTTATCATTCTTGCCAGTATCAGGTGAGCCACCTTCAATCATGCTGGTTATGCCACCTTCCTGCATGTAGCCCATTTTGTTTCGGACACCTTCAGGCAATTTACGGATGCCGGGATTTTCTTCGGCTGACGGCAGTGCTTTCAAACCACCGCCCTCTGCAAGCTTGAGCATACCCTCTCGCGCTTTGGGTAATTCAAATCCATAGTCTGCCTCTACGCCCGTTTCCAAATCACCGCCCACTGGCGTTCCCCTGTCTTTAGGGGGCAGACCCGGTTTGTAGGTAATACGGTCATCGCTTGTTTCTATTGGGTCAAGCGGTTGCATGGCTTGCGCCGAAAGGCCACCAACCACACCCGGCATCACATTGCTTAAAGCAACCGAACTGCCCTTAACAGCCCCAAGTGCTTCTGGGGTTAGTGAGGCTCCTGTTTTTGCTACCTCTGATGTTATTGTTTCTGCTGATAGCGGCATACCAATTACATTGGTCGGCCCCGCTCCGCTCTTTACAAGTTCAGCTAGTTCTCCCCCCTGTATAGGTCTTGCCATCGGGGTCATTGTGCCTGCGCCACCAATAGGCTGAGAAGCTACGCCTTCCGGCAGTCCTGTTGGGCTGGCTCCTCCTGCTCCACCAAGAAGCTTGCCTGCTACGCCTGCTGTAAGGCCGGATGTAAGACCTGTGCCTAGTGCTGTCTCAAGGTCATCGCCCTGTGCCAATGAACCAAGACCAGCGCCCAAGCCAGCAAGTCCTGCGCCCGTACCAAGAAGACCTAACCCGCCTGCAAAAGCTGTCCCGCCCAAAAGGGTCGGCGCTAATATTGAACCTATAAGTGGAAGAACCATATCAATCTCCTATATGGGCATACTCTGACTTGGCATCAAAGGACGGGCAAGCCTTGTCAGAAAAGTCCCTATGTCCATATATTATCGCACTTGGATAGCTTTTTTTCAACAAGCCCAATAAAGTTTCTAGTGATGCTTTTTGCTCATCTGTGCGTGTATCTTCAGCAGTGCCATTCTCTGATACACCGCCGACATAGCACACGCCGATTGACGTAGAGTTCTTGCCTTTGCAATGTGCGCCTGACTTCTCCTGCGGCCTGCCCACTCCTATGTCGCCATCAAGCTCCACAACAAAGTGATAGCCTATATCTGACCACCCGTTGTCTTCGGTATGCCACCGCCTAATCTCTTTCGTGTCCACATCTCGCCCTTTTGGGGTGGCTGTGCAGTGTACAATTATCTCGCTTATGTCTCTCATTTCATGCTCCTTGCCTTGTCTATGGCTCTTGAGCCAAACCAAAAACTGATTATAGCGGCAAATATAGCTTTGGTATCTTCGTCCCATAGTATTTGCAGTGACTCTCCCACACCCATTCCGCTGTTCAATGCTTCTCTCAACAAAGTAATTTCTATCGCCAAAAACAACCCAAAGAAACAATATGTAATTACAGGACGAACTGAGCGTTGCAGGGCAGATATGATACCCTCGCCTTTGTTGATGCTGATGTCGTGCTGTATTAGGCGCTCATGCTCTTTGTCTGATGCCTGCGCTTCGTGCGCCTTGAGTTCAAAGTCATAGCCGTCTTTGCGTAGTTCGGCGGCGTACTTCATACGCTCTAGCTCAAACCTTTGATTGCTCTTTTGTTTGAAATGGTCAGCTATGGCAGGGGCTGTACTGCTTGCAAAGCCTATGAGAGAACCTATCACACTTAACATATCAAAACCCCTTGTTCCTTTTATACAGTTGCCAATTTACACTGTTGCTTTTCCGCTTTTGCTTTCTAGCCTGTTCGTACTCTCTTAGCTTATTAAGCCTACCTTGATACTTGTATATCTTTACTTTCGGCTCATCCATGCCGATACACCCATGTATGCACCCACAACGCCAGCCTGTGCAATATAGAAAAGGCCAAGTAAATCAGCGAGAGCATTGACACGACTGTCAGGAACCACAGGTAAAAAAAGGACTGTTGAAAAAACGAGCATACTTCCCATAGCGACCCACGCCATCCGCTGTTGTGCATCTGCCTTTTCCTCCCTCAGTTCCAACTCCACCATTTCTTTTTCACGGGCAATCTCTTCGTCAGTAACTATGCCATCACCATCTAGGTCATGCGCTTCGTATCTACTGCCCTGCTCTAATTTTTTATTCTTCATAAAGTTACCTCTAACTTATTGTTACTGTGACCGACCCAACGCTAGTCGCCGCCGAAACATTCAGGGGCGCGGCTATGTTAAGCCTTGATATAAAAAGTCTGTTTCCGATAGTGTATATCGCACCCGGCTCCAACCCAGCGTCACCTTCCTGCAAATTGGTGAGAACTATGTTTGTTGCTCTTTGCTCACCAGCAGACTTCAGCGCTCGCAACAACAGGTTGTATGACTGCTGTTGTTGCATTTCTTGATACTGATTGTATTTGTCTGCGGCACTGCCAAACAGGGGAAAGGATATTCGTCTGGTCATCTTTTGCCATCCGTTCTTACGCTAACTCTTGGGGAGCCTGCCCTCCATTGAACGCCTGTTTCATTGCTTTCGTACCTCAAGACAAAAGACCTACCCCGCAATCTTACGTCGCTCTTTTCCGTAAACTGCTCAACTGGCAATGTCGCTGTCTTGGTGACGGCGCTTGTGCTTGTCTCTGTAAAGTTGACGCCGGGAAAGTTTCTGCTTTTTAACACGACGTTCATTTTGGGATTTGGTGTTGCAGAGCCGTCAAACGTAACGTCATGTATTACACGACTTACAAAAGTGAATTGCTCTCCGTCGCCTATGTCCATTTGACTGCTTTCTATAAAACAGTTCAGCCCAGTTTCCGGCTCAGTGCTTCCATCGTTTAGCGCACGTTCATGCTCGTATATAAATCCGTCTGTGCTTGCCGCCAGAGGATAGTCATAGATACCCCTGTCAGTCCAAGCTGTTCTGGGCATATCCCCGAAATACCAGACCTGTTCTTGATAATTGTAAACTACATACTTGTCGTTGTTTGCGGAATTACCAGATGGGTAGAACCACCAGACCTCGTTATATGTGCTATTGACTGAAGCAAATACCTTGGCTGATTGACTCAAATTAAAATCATTAAATACTTTGGCCCTGACCGTACAATCTAGCTTCTGAACAGAGCCGCTATAGACATAGAAGTTTTCCTTGCCCATCCAGAACACAAGCCCATCAACAGCAACCGCAGAGTTTGGCCCCATGATTGTTGTTTGTCCTGATATTTGTGTGATTGTAAATGTCAGAGGTTGACCAATAAATTGCATAGAGGACAAGCTTGCGTCAGTAAAAACAAGCGTTTCTTGCCTTGTGTGAACTGCCGCAACAATCTCGTTGCCACTACCCAGCTTAATATCTCCGGCAGTGTTTGTTGTAATATTTGGTAGCCATGTTGTTGCATCATTGGCGTCACTGAACCTGATGAGCAATGGGTCGATTTCACCATTACCACCCGCGCCCAAGGTCTGCTCTACAGGCGTGCAACCAAATGCAATGACATGTCTGTCTATGTCAGAAACAAGTATTTGCTTTGCATTTGTCGGAGCAAACCCATCTGCTCCAGAGATAGAGTTCAAATGCACAGCCGCCGCATTGCTGGTTCTGTTCGCAGATGTATCCCAATAATACACACCTTCATCACGAATATTGAATATCAGGTCTTCTCTAAGTATATCGTGGCTAACCAGACGCAGTCCCAAAAGAATGTCAGAGTCTAGATATTCTGCGCCCCATGCTCCTGTATTCCACGGAGATGCGCCCCAACCAGTACCGACAATTTGCGTATCCAAGCCAACATTGATTTGATACACAGCGCCAACAGTCCCGCCGCCCGTCGCCCCACTGCTTGCGGCAGAGGCTACTGTAATTGTGTATGCATTGTCAGATGTAATACTAGTTATCTGATGCTCTTTGTTTAAGTTTGCCGCAGTGACGCCGCCAGTATCTGATGCCCCAGACAACGTAACAAAGTCGCCCAGCACCGCACCATGACCAGTGTCATTGATAGTAACTGTGGTGCTACCATTGGTTGTTACTATTGGATTAGAAAGCCCTGTCGCCGTTCTGCGGACAGGTGTGATGTTATTAAGGTCGCCACCTTTATAAACATAATATTTGCTTGCCGTGCCAACGCCCACAAACTTCTCACCCTCAAAGTCAACCCACGGCCTCAAGCCTCTTATGGTTCCGTCTGCCGCGCTACTGGTAAGCTTTGTCCAGCCACCTATCTTTTCCGGCACACCCAAACGAAAGCGAACCAAGTTACAGTCAAACCATCCCCCCTCATTCGAGTAGGCTGTGCTTTCTCTGTTTACCCCCGGTCTAAACTGTAACTTTTGTAAAGGCATTATTTGGTTCCATATACTTCAACAATCGACATACCTAATGATGTATCTACTATTCTAGCATTTAAGCTTAATCCTGTGGAGGACAGGTCTGCATTAATCTCTGGCAACGTAAAGGATGATTTAAAGGATGCTTCGGCGTCTGCCCAGAACTGTGCGTCTGTGTAGACATTTTGCGCCTTGATAGTCGTAATGAAGTCATCTATATCGCTTTGATTTTCTGGTCTTACCAAATCTATTACATATATTTTACCGCCACCTTTTGTCGAATCCTTAACAGCACCCCAAAAATCTGCCCCCGTGTTTATGTGGTGGAGAGCGTTAGAACTAAAGCAAAAATCATATTGAGTCGTATTTGTTGTAAAGTCTGTCTCAACAAAAGACATTTGGCTCGAAAACGAACTCGCAAGCTTTCTTGTGTTTGCGGCACTAATTGCATGACTTGAGCTATCAAGCCCCGTCCAATTTAGATTTGGATAATCATTACAAAATATCTCAATGGCTCGCCCATCCCCGCATCCCAAGTCAACCGCCTCTCCAGTAATTCCACCAGAAAAAATATCAGCTACGCTTCTTAGCGAACCTTGCAACATTGTAAGAATGTAGGGGCTGTTCTTGTAGGCAGTAATCTCCGCCTCTGCATCACCCCATCCAGACTCAACAACCCTATCCATTGTTAGCCTCCCTGCTGGTGTCAACATAGTTGCCAGAAAAATACGGATTACTGTGATGATTGGATATTAGATTTTTGTGCTTTGGACCAACAACATTACCTTTCCAATATGCGGCAACCGTGGATGGCTTTATATCGTCATGCCATTTTTCTATCGCCAACAGAGGCCACCCAACATTATCTGTAAGCGCGGTTGAGTCAGCGCCATGTGAATTGCCAGACAGACACACGCCGCTCGACCATACCCCGTTGCTGTCCATTCGATACTCTATTACATCAATGCCGGGGTGTGCGTGCCTTTTAAAAGACGGATAAGGATGAATCATATATAGCTCGACCTGAAACTGCCGATGCCTAAACATCGTCATTGCCGTTGCGTCATCCGAACAGCTAACCACAATTTCGTCAGGCGGTAGCCAAGGCATATTGTTTGCAAAGTACCACTCGGCAAAACTTTCCACGCAACCCCAATCAGGAAGCTCTTTGCGGTCTAGGTTCCATTTATAAGACGGGTTAAAACTTTGGAAGCTCATTTATATCGAACCTCCTAAAGCTTCTTTGTTTATATTTTCTTGCAAGGTTTTCTGCGTGGAACCCTAAAAGATTTTTAATAAACTGGTCGCCACCCTCTTTTGCCAAGCAAAAGCTAAGAATTTTATCCTGCGTCATTTCTCGTATTGGCATAAAATCTTCTGGGTCCACATCGTCTAAGTCTAACTCAGTGGTCACGAAACCTGACGATGAAACGCCCTCGCAGAGAATGAACTCAATCTCCCACTCTACCTGTGCAATCACATCAGTAAGCTCGCCCACATCAGTCACATCAATTTTAATCAATGTTTTTTGAATGGTTCCTTCCCACTCTACCTTTTCTTTGGAGCAATCAATATGTACAACAGAACCCATGCTATCCTCTATGGCTCATTAAATTTTGTGGGAGCAAAGGTTGCGACCTGAAATGTCTCACCAAAGTCATTTTGTAAGGTGCTAAGAGTAGTGTTTAAGCTTCCAGCCACGTTGTAAGTACCGGGAGACACATTAAATCCATACACTGAACGCCTCGAATCTGAACCACTACTAAGCGTTATGCTCGTTGCGGCAGTAAAATTTGTAAGATTAGTAAAACTCCTAACCGTCCCTGTTGCAAGCTGTAAGCCTTCTCCATATCTAAGCAATACTCTGTTCGCAGAGCTTGATGTTGTGGCAATCCCACTTTGTACAGAAGGCGCGAAACTGTTGAATGGTTTGTTTAAAAAAATAATAATATGACCAGACCCATACACTTGCTGTGAGTTGCTATAGGTCATCGTTGCCGTCTGGCTTCCTGTCAAGTTGGTGTTACCCGCATATATTGCTGAGTCAAATGTATATTCGGCTGGAGTATTATTTGTGGATGCAACCTCAGTAAGCGACGAGCCGCCAAAGGTGGCCCCAGTGTGGACCGTCCGCCTGCCATTGTTTGTACCGATACCGCCCATTATAACAACAGACTTCGTTCCAGAAGGAACCGATATTCCAGTTTTCGTTGATGTTGTAGAGCTTGTGCTATTTGTTTTCCATGTTTCATGCCCCAACACAGAAAGCAGTGTGTATGCTTGCGCCCCATAAAAATCAGTGAGCGATATTTGTCCACTTGTTGGAATAGAGGTGTTTAGAGAATTGTTTGAAACAAAACTTCCGCCCCTATAATATTCCGTTAGGCCGTGCTGTCCACTGCCACCGAACTCGGCAACAATGTCGTTCATCGTTATTTGCCCAGAACTGACGATGGTCATTCAGCTTCTTCACCCTTCAACTTTTTTACTTCCTCTGCAAGCTCGTTAACACTTGCAACCAACAGGCCAATGATTTGATTGTAATCAACCGTCAAATACTCATCTCCTGTGTCTATATTTTTTTGCTTTGTAACAGCAGAGTCAAACCCAGCCTCAAGAACGTCTTGCGCTATCACACCAGCAGAGGCAGACCCGTCGCGCTTCCAATCAAAACTAACACCTTTGATGTACGATAGAATGTCTAGAGGCTCTTTGATTTCTTGAATATTATCTTTGAGGTTTTCGTCCGAACCTACAGATGTAGAAGCGGCAATAATGTTTCCATCTGCATGAAAGTTACCGTTGCTTCTATCGAATAAATATCTAGTCGTACTTCCACTTCTTATGAAGAAATCTCCAGTGTCGATGTCTAAAAAAAGATTAGTTCCATTGTGAAACAACTGTGCGTCTGAACTGTTCCCAAGAAGTAGTTGAATACCGTCGTTCAACAATAGGTCTGCGGAGAATGTTAAATTACCATTCACAGCATCCGCCGTATCGCTTCTGAGATAGTTGGCGGCGGCAACGCCGCCTAGTTGACTTGCAGTTGTAGCCGATGCCGCAGAAGCAACAGACTGACTTCCTATGTTAGATGTCGTGATTGCTGTCGAAGCTTGCTGATAATAGTTTCCGTGTTGTCCATCCAGTAGGTCTGCATCTAATCCAGAGCCTGTGCCATCCAACCCCTTAATCCCAGTAAAGGTTGTTGCGATGCTTGGACTGACATCTGCGTTGTCTTCTATGCCAGCTAACTTGCTGTTCATTTGAGCGACATCCGCCCCATCAACCGTTCCCGTTACTACGATATTACCCGACACAGTAAGGTTGTTGGTGACCGCCGCACTATCCAGTGTGGCAAGCCCGCTCGTAGTGATGGTTGAAACAACCGGAGCGTCAAGAATTTTTGTTGCCGTTGCTGACGACGCACCCCCGCCATCAAAGTATACCAAAGAGGTTTCACCATTTGCGATTTCAACATCTTTGGTGTCATCAAAACTAGTTGTTTGAAAAACTTTCGCCGCCTGTGTAGTCAGGCTGTTTTTAATATAAATGAGTCTTTCTCTATTTTCTGGCGTCAATCTAAAGTGCTGTGTTGCACCCTTATCTCCATTGTCTGTTAACTCAATGAAAGCGCGAGTACCAGTTCCTATCGCGCCCTGACTAATAGTTATATCCTGCGGAGAGCCAGAGGTTTTGTCTGTTGTAATGTTTATTGTTGCTTTACTGCTGACAGCCGCATCAATCATCCCCCAGTTAGTATTTGTGGTACTGCCCCAACTACCCGCCTGCTCGCCGTCTGCTATAAGCTCAATTCTCAAATTGTCTGAATATGTGCTTGCCATTTAATCACCTATGCCACTTTGTCCCATGTTACATCAGTTCCAGTTGACAGGCTAGACCACACCCCGTCACTGCCTGTAGCCAAATCATCCCAGAAGAATATATTTCCAGCAGAGCTTGTTGCGCTCACACCGCTAACGCTAAACGTAATCGCCGCTCCTATTATGGGGGTTCCAACCCTCGCCGTCATACTTAAAGTGCCGCCATCGCTTGTCGCTATTGTCAGGTCTGAGTCACCAAATATTGTTTCTTCGCCGCCCTGCGACACGGTCATTCCTATACCTGTGGGTATCAAGGTTATAGGTATTCTTGCCTCGCCGTTGCCCAAGCTCGCAGTCATTTCAATACCAGTTGGCCCCATCACAACATCGGCCACATCTACAGTGCCTACGCTGAAGGTGAGAGAAATCCCCGCTGGTAAAATCGTTGCAGTCTGGGCGGCTTCTACAGTGCCAATACCGCCCGTCATTCCAATGCCTGTAATATCTACATTAGCAGTCGCAGTTACTGACTCATCGCCCAAGCCGCCAGTTGACGCCACCCCAAGAACGCCCTCTAGTGCATCTCCTCTTGATATGACTTGATTTGACACAGTCAGCGTCATACCTATGCCTGTCATTACAAGATTGTTAACAGACACAATCGAGACACTACCTGTTGATGCAGTTGCGCCTATACCAAAAATAGCGGGAGCGGCAGGCAATGCAACGCCCACATTGCCGTCTGACAGAGTAGCGGAAACTCCAGTGATAGGGAAAGCGCCGCTTGCGCTTATAGTTTCTGAGCCGACAGACGATGTAATCGCTATACCAGATGCACTGATAGTTGCGTTTACATTACCCTCTGCCGAAAAGGGAGCCTGTGCAAATGCGTTTTGACTAAAGCTCATTTGTCATATTCCGTTTCAATATCAAAAAGCTTTTTCCTAAAGCCAGATATTCTTTCGTTAGTAATATCTATAAGACCTTGAATCCTCGCCTTATCAGCGTCCTCAAGCCCATCTAAGAACGGTTCTAACTTGTCAAAGCAATAGGCATAGCTTTCGCTAACAGTTGCTTCTCCCGACCAAAGATTTGGGATGTAGTTCCATATAGCCGCTTTCTCACCAAGCATACCATAAACTAGCGCATCTTTTCCACAGACCACAGACGCATTTAGTGGGTCTGTTTTGTGGTTCATGTATCTGGGTATACGCAATCTTTTCTTTTTGTTGAGTACATTGCTGTCTGTTTCTGGTATGTCATCCCACAAAGATGGATTGATTATCGTGACAGAAAGGTCTACAGCCGCGTGGCTTCCCATGTCCTTGAGGTTTGAGTACATCGGAGCGAGTCGCGGATTATCTGAATAGACATATCTTTTGCTCACGCTTATGGGGTACTTGTCAAAAGCTTCCTTTGGCGGGATGTCTTTCTCTTTTATGTTCAGGGCAACTCCCGACTTCACCACAAGAGTTGTCTCTTTTAACAACGGCAACACCTGACGAAAGTAAGGTTGGTCACGATGGAAACGTGCAGAGGTATAGTCCACCCCGCACGCCTCTGCTGAGTTTACAGTAATCTTATAAAGGTAGTTATCCTCAAGTATTAATACTGGCAACATGAGGAACCTCCTTTAAATGATTGAAATATGATAGGATACGACCATGCCAATCACTATGAAACACACTTACAAAACCGCTATAGGGCGCACTGATAATTCTTTTAAGTTTTTCTCCAGAAAAGTTATCGCCAACTTTTATAGCCCTATAGATAGATGTGTAGGTTCTCATGTGATTGTCTTCTGGAAGGTCAAAAATATACACTGACTTTTCCTTGATAAGACCCAGCAGTCCCATTTCTGAATTTGTACAGCACCCTATGATTGATGCGTTTTCTAGGTAGTAATGCCCAGAAGCTTTTTTAGGAAGGACACGCTCTTCGCCATAATCATTAACAAGCTTTGCAATAACCGCTGGTGCGCTTATGGGATGAGGCTTTACATATGCCCCCTGCTCCACCGCTCTGTTTAATTTTTTCCAATCAACTATGTCTGCCGCAATGTTTGTTCCGGGCAGAAATACAACAAAGTCTTTTGGTTTCACATCATCTAGCAGGGCATATTTGTCATCTGATTGACTTGCAATCTTGTCCCACACCATATCAGCCTCCGGCGTTATGTGATGATGAGAAGCCTCGACCATAACGCTGTTGGTGTATCTTTGATTTGCGGCTCTTATTAAAATGCAAGAAGACATAAGGTCTGTGTAAAGATAGCCTTTGATAGAGCCGTTGCCAGAGTCATACCAAAGGTCGTACTCCATCTTCACACCCTTTGGGCAGGCAGAGTGTAGCGCATCTCTAAGGGGTGTCAGGCGGCTGTTAACGTCGTTTCTCACAACATTGCCTGATTTAAAAAAATGAGCGGCGGGGTCGTTCAGTACCTCATTGTCTGCCATAAACTCTATAGCCACTATTTGTCCCCTTTTATCTCTGCAATATCTTTTTTTATTTGTTCGATTCTTTCATCTGTCTCTTTGAAATGCTCAAGTATAATTGTGAGGGTTGACTCAAGCTTTTTATTTATTCTGTCAATCTGCTCTTTAACATCATCATCCATCAGTCTTCCTCCCAGCTATCGCCGTCCCAATATCTGACGTTGGTTGCGTCAGCACTAGCCACCTCTGTCTCTGTGCTTGTCGCTCCGCCGAGGGTTCCTGTCAGCCTTACAAATATTGTTGTGTCGGTTGCGTTGTTTGTTGAGAAAGTTGTCGTCGTTGAATTGCTTGTGCTGAATGTGGTCGTGGTGGACTGACTTGTATTAAACGTAGTTGTGGTAGACTTGCTTGTTCCGAAGGTTGTAGTTGTAGACCCACTGGTTCCAAACGTGGTTGTTGTAGACCTACTGGTTCCAAATGTGGTTGTGAAGCTTGTGCTTTGTGCATTGTTTCGCCTTCTTACTCCATAATAGCTTACATATATTATAGGAACGGCTACTGACGTACTCCATTCATATGTATACCCTCCCGTAGTATGGCTTCCGGGGACAGGGATGGTGGGGCCGGTATTGGGAACTGAGTATATGCTTGTCCCGTTCCAGTAAACATTATACAAAAGCCACCCATATAATGGCGACCCACCCGCATAATACGGGCCATACGACCCCTGTGTAGTTCTGCTTGTTGTCCTTGACGTATTGAATGATGTCGTTGTGGACCTTGAAGTATTGAAGCTAGTCGTTGTAGACCTTGTCGTATTGAAGCTGGTCGTTGTTGAGTTGCTCGTTGAAAACGTGGTTGTCGTTGCGTTACTTGTATCAAACGTAGTTGTTGTCGATTGGCTTGTATCAAACGTCGTTGTTGTTGACCGTGTTGTTTGTGATATAGCCTGCCACACAGTTACTGGGTTCTGTGAAGAATTGTTTACAACAACATAGTTTACCTCGAACAGCGTATCGGTACTGCCCTTCGCAATAATCATGTCGGGGTCTTTTAGAGCAGAACCATTCCAAACCTTGAGGCTAACCACAGTTCTCTCCTATGACGTTACAAACCAGATATACCCCACTGGGAAACCAGAGCCATCTGTCGGCGTTGTCTGCGTTACTTGGAAATAATTTGTCCCTGTTGCAGTTGAGTGAACCGCCTTTTCTGCGGGCTGTGTAACAAACACATCCTTAGTGCCTGCCCCCCAATCTACCTTGTTGCCAGAGTTTGAACTCTCATGCACTGTGTCCCGCGACAACGTCGTGCCAGATGCTGTGTACGTTCCAGTGCCAACCTCAAAATTAGTTCCATCTGTAATGCAGTAAAATGTTGTGTTTGCGTTACCCACAACAGAAAAAGATTGGAAACCAGTTTCTGCGCCAGCAAGGGTTATTGTACCCGTGCCTGTCGTAGTTGTAGTTTCTTTGACTCTATCTTTTATTACAAAGGCCATGGCAGACCTTTATGCAATACGGATGATAGCTGTGCTTGCATCCGCAGTTGGAAACTGAATAGTAAAGTCGCCATTTGATGCGGTTTTGTCAGAGCCAAACGCTAAAACAGCAACAGCTTTGTTTGCTGGAGTTGTTGAAGTGTTGTAAATCAAAGCGCCATTTGCGGTAAACGATGCGCTTTGAAATGTTACATCATTAAAATCACATACAGCAGTATCCGTACTAAGGGCTGGTGTGACACTGGTAAGAGTTGCCCCACCAGAGCTATACGCACTCCCGGCAGTATTTGAGATTTCGTTGGTTGTGCTAAACGCAGTTGTGCTTTTGTTAAGCGTGGCAGAACTTGTGAACAGTGCAATCTTGAATGTGTTTCCACTAGACGCAGTAAAGTTATGCTCGCCTTTGAGCAACTCAGTTTTGAAGGAGTTGCACATTTCTTGGGTAATAGCCATTACAGCCTCCTAATGTGTTCAGCCACATCCTTGTGACCGTTCTTACAAAGAATATTATACATAGTAGTCCTGTCGCTGTTAATAGCCTCACGCATATAAAAAATCAAAAGTGGGCGCAACACATCTCTATACGCATACGCCTGCTCCCTTATAGCAGGGGGCGCAGTATCACTAACCTGAATGATTTTATCCAAACATCTCTCTGCGACTTCTTCGGCGCTATGCCCCCTGTCTACTGTTGTATGCACGGTAACGATAGGCTCTTTGGGAAGCTCCATAGAAATTGAATTACCAAGCATTATACCCTGACCTCCCCGTCTCTATAGCTATCTCTTTTAAGCCTGCCCTCTGTTTGTTGCACAAGCAGTCCGATAGCCTCTTGATATTTGGCTTCATACATTTGCGTAACATCTGGGTCACCCTTCATAAATATGTTGGCCTCTATCAAGGAGCCATAAAGAAGAGGGACTTCTGCGTTTGTTCCGAGCCAGCTTGTCCCGTCACTCGACGTTGTGATTGATGTTGGGTCATGTGCGTAATGCAACTGCACCGCATAAGTTGAGTTGGGTGTTGGAGCCAGCATAAAATGCTCATCACTGTGATTTGAATAATACAATGGAAACCCCGTCGTCGCAGGGTTTGGGTAGGCTTCTCTTAAAAAATTAGGGTCTTTATCCAAAAGAAACACATAGTCTCCATCTGATTCTTTGACCGCAATAGAATATATGTATTGGAAGTTTGCTGGCTTGTTTAGAAACCTTTGCCCGCTCACCAAGGTTGAGTCCACTACTCTACGCAAGCTTGGGATTTGCACCGTTCTGTACAACCGCTCTTCAGCGTTTTGTATGAAACGCGACAGGTTGTTTACAAAAGTTGTTTCCGTGTTTTCAGTGTAATCCTGTATCGCTTGTTTAAGCGTAGTAAACGTGTACGCCATCGCTAGTCCTCGTTGTAAAGATTATCAAAAATCCTATTCACATCTAGCGTATAGTCTAAATCACTTTTGCTGTAATGTATATGTGCCGACGGCTTAAAATCTGGTGCGCCCTCTCCCGTCTCAAACCATGCGGGATGCGTTACCCTGACCCTGTTGTTCGGCAGAGCTATAATATTCCCTGTCCATTCTCCCGCATCCAGCAGATGCATAACATGGCTTTGCTTGTGTTGTGCTGGGTCGTCCGCAATCTCACTGTCGGTGTAATCAACAGTAAACATATATTTTGCTGGATAAAAGTTACCGCCAACTTTTGCGAGCCAAGGACAGGGTGTTGCCCTGTCTATTGTGTACACAGCATGTGTATGAGAGGGGCAGTCCCAAGGTTGTGCGTCATGGACATCCATGGGTTCAGGCCACTCGTCTAGGGGTTCGTCTGCCACCAATGCTGTAATCGGCATCCTTGCCCACATAGCCCCGCCATGTACGGTGTCCTTTTCTTCGCCTTCAGCTTCTATGCCAGTAAATATCATTTGAAAGCTGAGACATCTGTTGGGCAGAGTAGTGACCGCGACAGCCATCGCATGAAGAAACTCCCCATGATAGGCTTCGTGATTATGCGTGTATTCACGCCTCACCCAACACTTGAAGTGAGGTATATTGCTTTGAAGATA